AGGGATTGCAAACCTAGCCAACCCTGCTAGAGATACGCGCCCTGCGGCTCAAACGCTTACCGATACTGAAGTAGTAAAGACATTTACAGACATAGACAATAACCCCGCTTATGACACGGAGCGTAAGCAAATAGAGCAGGGTATTGGGGCCATGAACCAATACAACATAAGCCCTGAACGTGCTTCAGAATTAACGGGCGTGCCTTTAAGCGACGTTAACGCCATGATGAGTCCGTACTATACGGCTTTTGGAGAGACAAAACCCGAAGGTATTGCCGATTTAATAAGCACTCAAAAAGACTTAGTAGCAGCGGCAGACGAGCGCCTTCCTTACATGACAAGTTCACAGGGAGCGTTATATAGCGCAGCACAAAATCTATCTGATAAAGAAGTAGCTAGCCTTATAGATAGGGGTATTTTTACTCCCGCACAAGCCGCTGAATTTTACCAAAGTCGCTACCCCGGAATAACAGCTAGTGAAGTTGAAGCAGCTATGGCACAGCTTGGGTACGGAAGCTACGATGAAACTATAGAGGATATTACACTCGGACCGGGTATTGACGCAGACATAGCAAACAACACAGGCCCACAACAAACAACATACGCGCAAGGTGGTATAGCTAGTGTAGCCCCGCAAGGGTACTATTTAGGCGGCGCTACAGACGGAATGGCAGATCAGATTCCTGCCACGATAGACAATAGTCAGCCCGCTGCTTTAAGTGACGGGGAATTTGTAGTTCCCGCTGATGTAGTAAGTCATTTAGGTAACGGTAACTCTGCTGCCGGTGCAACTCAACTTCACGGCATGATGGATAAAGTCCGTCAAGCACGCACTGGTACTACTGAACAAGGGCGAGAAATAAACCCTAATAAATTCTTAGCGTGAGGAAATAATCATGGCTGATCCAATAGGAAGCCCCACTAGCACCACAGAATCTCTTTCGGGTTGGGCTGCGCCGTATGTAACGGATATGCTTGGCAAAGGGCAAGCGCTCTCCAACCAACCCTACCAAGGCTATGGCGGTCCACTTACTGCGGGGCAGTCTGGACTACAAACTCAAGCTTTTCAAGGGCTTGCCGGATTAACCGTGCCTACAGCGCAGATGGGTGGGTTTAACCCTACGAGCTTTACTTCTGGCACAACAGCTCAAGACTACATGAGTCCTTTCGTGCAAACGTCTATGGAGCCGCAAATTGCTGAAGCGCAACGCCAAGCAGAAATACAACGCGTGCAAAATGCGGGCAGGCTTGCTAAAGCGGGTTCTTTTGGTGGGTCACGTCAGGCTGTTATGGAGTCCGAAGGGCAACGCAACTTGCTTAGGAACATAGCAGACATAACAGCGGAAGGTTATGGGCAAGCCTACACTCAAGGTATGGGGCAGTTTAACACCGAACAAGATCGTGCCCAACAAGCGCAGAATCAAATAAATCAGTACGGGTTAACGGCGTTAGGCGCACAACAAACAGCAGGTGGGCTAGAACGTGGTATCGAACAACAGGGTGTTGCTGCTGATTACGCTCAGTTTAGAGAAGAGCGAGACAACCCCTACAAACAAGTACAGTATCAGCAGTCGTTACTGCAAGGACTGCCTATTGCTGCTCAAGAGATGGACTACATAGGGCAGAGTGGGTTGTCTGAAATACTAGGTGATGTAGGTGTGGGCGCTGAAATTTGGAACACCATATACGGCGGTGCTTGTCCAAAAGGCAAAACTAGAAACTGGATGGGCCTTTGTACGGACGATTAAGCACAAAAATTAAGAGACTATAGTTATGGCATACGCAGGCGGAATCGGACAAGAAATAGATCAGTTAAAAGACTTGAGTGTTCAAGAGCTTGTGCGCAGGCAAAAATTAGACCCTTCGCTCATCTATACTATTGCGCTACAAGAAAGACAAAAAATGGATGCCGCAGGCGCTCGTCAAGGCGTTTTAGACGAGCCAAAGCCACAAGGCACTGTTACTGGCCGGATGGAACAGGAGCTAGCACAACAAACTATGCCACAATCTCCATTAAACCGAATGGCTCCGGGAGTTATGCAGCAGGGGCAGCGTAGTATGCAGCCACGAGGTCCACAAATGGCGCAAGGCCGACAAATGGCTCAAGGTCCACAAATAGCGCGAGGTATTTCCAGTGTCTCTGCTAATAACATGGGGGCTATAGGTCGCGCAGGCGGCGGTATTATTGGGTATGCAGATGGGGGAGATGTAGGCCCGACTCTCTATGACGAAATGGGTAAGCAGTATTTACCGGGGCAAGACGAAATGCCCGACAACTGGCAGACCTTAAGTAATCGTGACCCTATGGGGCCGCTTGATCCAGCAGGAGGAGAGTTTGCAGATGAACTTGGGAGGATGGAAAGGACTAGAAGAGAGCGTAGCACTAGAACTATTCCTGAATTTTTGAGTGACCTATCAGGAAGTCAATTAACTGAAAGTAAGGCTGGGGAAATATTACGCTCCCCTATTCCAGCAATTTTAAAAGGCCAAGTAGAGAGAGGCATCATCTCTGAGCAAGAAGCAGCCAATAAAATCCAGAAGATACTGTCTGGGCCTAAAGGTATGGGCCAGAGGCGGCAGTGGAATAAAGAAAACCCTGATTTTTTATCACAACTAGAAGCCATGAAAGAATCTAGGGAAAGGGTTTTAGACGCTCAAGAAGAGGGTATGGCTGGCGGTGGGATTGTTGGGTACGCGCCGGGTGGCGAAATAAACCCCGAAATGGAAAGGCTCTTAGACGCGCTTATGATGGCTGAAAGCGGAGGTGATCCAGACGCAGTAAGCCGCGCAGGGGCTGAAGGGTTGTACCAAATTATGCCCTCCACAGGTAGGGAGCCGGGGTTTAATGTTGAACCTCTAGGCGACGCTTTTGACCCCCAAGAAAGCCGTCGATTTGCCCGTGACTATCTCCAAGCTATGTTAGACAGGTATGACGGAGACGTAGAAGCAGCTTTGATTGCCTACAACGCAGGGTTTGGGAACGCGGATAAATTTATAGCAGCCGACCGTGACCTGTCTGCGCTTCCAAGAAGAGGCGAAACCGAGCCTTACGTGCGTAAGATTATGGGACAACTTGAAAAAGAAGATCGCAGAAGAGATTTCCGAACGGGTGGCGGCAGAAGCATCTCTACAACTGCCGAGGAAAGTTACACGGAACGAACTAGACGAGAGCGGCTAGAAAACCAAGAAGCTGCATTGGCTTCCCTGTATCCACCAGTAGCTATGGAAGAAGCGGAGATGTACGAGCCAAACCTTCCTGATGCTCTTGCAGTAGCACAAGCTATGGATTCCTTGAGTGGCGGCGCAGAAGAAGCCCCCGTGATAGCAGGATTTCCTACTCAGGAAGAGACAGATAAAGCTTTTACTGACGCTGGGCTTTCTGGCTATGGCGACGGTTCTAGGATACGCCAACGTGGTCGAACTGGCCCTGAAGAAGTAGAAGAAGTAGAAGAAGAAAGCCGAGAATTAACTTTTGGTGGTGGTAGAAATATAACTACTACTCTACCGGAAAGTTTTACAGAACAAAGTACACGGGAGCGGCGGGAAGCTAATGCCCCTGCTGAAGGCATTGCAGGCTACTTGCAGAATATTGGCAGGCAACAGCAACTACGCAGGGATGACTTCCGTAGGGCAGTGCCCGGTGCGGAAGCTGCGGTGGCTAGAGCAGAGCAAGAAAAAGAAGACGGTGGCATTGGGTACTTACGTCGCTTAGGTAGGCTGCAAGAACAAGCTGCACAACGTCAGGCTGAAGAAGCAGAGCGAGCTTTAAAATCCATACTTATGTTGCAACGGAACAACGATGATGTAATGGGTATAGACCCAGCGGAAAAAGGTACTGGGCAAGCCTATACTCAACAAACTATGCCTATTCAAAAATTTGAAAAAGGTGGATCACCAAGCTCTTATGGTGGTGGAAGTATGGGGAACTTAGGTGAATATGCAGAGATGGCGGTGAACTGGGCTACTGAGAATCCAGTAGATGCCTTAGCAACAGGCTTAATGTTTATACCCGGAATAGGCTGGGGGGCAGCGGCGGGTGCCAAAGGCATTGCGTTAACTGCTAGAGTAGCAGGCCCTATACTTAAAAAATACGGAACCACAGCAGGGCAAAAATTAATACAGGGAATTAAAACATTAGGCACTAAAGCTGTTACTAAGCCAAACCCTGCGGCTGTACCGCGTGTTGGCAACAAACCGGGGCAAATAACAAAAGGAAAAGTACAACCTACTCAATCAGTTCGAGGGCCGGACGGGAGAATGCAAGCTGGACCGCCGGGGCGGGTAGTTGACCCTCTAAGAATAGCAGGAGGAACTGGCGTTGGAATTAAAGCAGGGCAAGCTCTTTTCGACGGCGAGGATGAAGCAACTGAGCCGACAACTCAGCTAGAGTATTTCCAAGAGCTAGCGCGTAAGCAAGAAGAAGCAGGGACAGTCGAGGCTTTCCGAGCAGAACAAAGAGCGCAGAGAAACCAAACCTCTGATAAAACAGGTATTGCAGGCGCGTTAGATAAAGCTAAACCTCTAGGTAATCTGGCGCTCAGACTTGCAGAAGTCTTAGGCCGTGGTGCTGGTGCATCTGAAGGGTTTGAAGGCGCTAAAATACTAGAAGAAAGCCGTAAACTGCGCTCTGAAGAAGCAGCAATCCAACTAAGAAGGGATCAAATTGCAGCTACCACAGGACAAACCGAAATTAGAGCAAATGCAACTATTGACGCGATGATCGGAAAAGCAGTAGCTGATTACACAGAGGGTTTAACTGGCGGCTACCAAGCGGCCATAACCGCCAAGGCGGCAGAGAAGGGCTTAGAGGAAGGCGACCCTAGAGTTAGCGCGGCAGTTATAAAAGACTATGTAACGATGCTAAGAAGTACTATGGGCAGCAGTATGCAGGGGCTAGGAGGCAGTATGCAGGGGCTAGGAGGCGGCGGACTTTCGGCGGCTGACCAAGCACTCATAGATCAATATGCACCGAGTAACTAAAACATGGCAGCGGACATACAGCAAATTCTTACCGCGTTACGAAATGCTGATGCGGTGGGGGATACAGAAGCTGCTACTCGGTTAGCCGAATTAGCTAAACAGTTCACTCCAGCTCCGCCTGTCGAAAGAGAAGTTGGTATAGGAGAAGCTGCGGGTATTGGCTTTGAGCGGGGTGTTGGCCGTTTTGGCTCTACAATTACAGACATCATCCCTGCCTTAGTGGGTAGCGCTGTAGGTGCAGACGAGTATGCAAAAGAACAACTTGAAGAAGCGGCTACTAAACAAGCTGCATTACCTGCGCCTGTATTCGAAAGCTATAAAGATGTAGAAGGTATAGGCGACGCTGCTAAATTTGTAGCTGAAACTATGGGGGAGCAAATCCCCAACATGGGCTTGGCACTTGGCACCGCGCTTACTGGCGGGGCAGCAGCACCGACACTCTTAGGTGGACGTGCACTAGCTACCAAAGCTGCTACCGAAATAGCTAAAAAAGAAGCTGCTAAGCTAGTAGCAAAGCAAGCAACAGCAGGGCAACTTGTAGGCGCGGGCCTCGGTTCGTATGTCCTGAACGCCCCTGAAGTATTCCAAAACATATTCCAAGAAACCGGAGAGCTTGCTCCCGCCACCGCCTTATTATTTGGAGCCGCCGCCGCTGCGCTAGACTCTGTTCTTCCTGTTGCTTTAGCTAGAAATATCTCAGCTCCTGTTAAAGCAGAGGCAGCGAAAAAACTTTTACTAAGATCAGGCATGAAACCAAGTATTTTACGTTCGGGTACTGTGGGTTTAGCTAAAGGTGTTGGTACAGAAGGCATTACTGAGGGTGCGCAAGAAGCTATTAGCATTGCAGCCGAGCGACTTATAGACGACAACCCTGATCTTTTTGGTGGTAAAGAATGGGATCGCATCATAGAGAGCAGTGTCCGTGGTGCCGTAGCTGGCGGTGGGTTTGGTACTATTGGTGGTAGCATAGAGGGTGCGCGAGAAAAAGCTGCTGCGAGGCAGGAACAAACTGCTGTTGAGCAACGCGAAAGGGAAGTTGCCGAAGAGCAGACAGTTTCACCTTCTGTAACGCCTGAAACCCCACCTAAAACCCCACCTAAAACCCCACCTGAAACTCCACCTGAAACGTCGCCTGTAGTAAAAGAAATGAGCGCCCAGAGCGTTGCTCAAGATGTTGAAGACTTAACTCGTGAAGAGTTTGATGCTAAATACGAAGGGCTGTACAACTACGATGAGATTATGGATGCTGATGAGGGGCAGACAGTTTCACCTGTTGTTAAAGCCCCTGAGCTGTCTGATGCCGAGATTACTGCGGCAACGGCTGAAGGGTCTAGGGTTGTAGATAGAGCGAAGGAAAAAGAGCGTGAAGCAAAGGAAGTCGATCCAGAGATAGCTGTAATAATTCGTACCCAGAGGGAGCGGCGGAAAGCGTTTGAAAAACTAAAAAAAGAAAGCGAAGTAGTAGAAGCCGCAAAAACGTATGAGCAAGAAACAGACGAACGCATTGCAAAAGAAACAGAAGAGCGGCGGAAAGAGTTTGAAGACCTAAAAAACAAACCTACCCCTGCAACTACTCCTCCCCCGATTGCCCCTGCAACACCTACTGACACTGGAACAAACGCAGTAGGAACCTTGCTGCTAGACGCGCCTGCAACATTTACTAACAGAAAAATGGCAGCAGCGGCAGAAACCTACGAAGCAGCAAACCAAAGGGTGATAGCCAAACCTAATGTGGTTAACAAGGGCAAGCTGGCAAAAGCTACTAAGGACTACAACGCAGCTATTAGGGAAGATAGAGAAGCGCAAGCGAAGGTGTACGAATCCACACCAACAACAACCGTTGCTCCTATTGCACCTGCGGATAAACCCGTAACGACAACGGTAGCCAACACTGTAACGCCTGCTGTTGACCGCACAAAACAAGTCTTTGAGGATAGGGACTTCACCACGCTGAAAGACGAAAAAAACCCAGCGAAGCAAAAGACAGAAAATGTAGGCCAAGGAGCATTCAGGCGAATATTGGCGGGGGAGACAGCAGACTTTAGCAACCTTCCAGAAAGCGCATGGCGTGGACTGCCGATAGAGGTGAATGAAAAATCCCCTACTTGGTCAATCATGAAAGCCTTAAACACAGTGGCTTTTGCTAGTACGGGGCAGCGTGAGTTTAAAGGTAAAGAAAAGAGCATGTTGAAGGAGAAGACAGATGGCGAAAAAGCTGTCCAGTTCGTGCGTGAGAATTTCTCTCCTCAAGTCAACGCTTCCTTAGATGTCCTCATCGCCTCACAGCAAGAGATAGAGACTGAGCGTGTCAGGAAAGATACGGGTGAAGAGGTCGCTGAGGATGAAGTAGTTGATGAGAATGCGCCCGCCCCTGTCATAGCTGAGCGGTTTAGGCCGGACACTAAGTCAAGCCCTGTCAAAGTCCTCTCTCCCAGCGCTGTAGCCAAAGTCAATAAGTCAAAGAAGGGTAAGGAACTAGCCGTTGAAGTAGGCCGTCAAACAAAGAACACCAAGCAGAAAGCTGTTTCTAAAAAAGCAGATGATGACTTTACCCGCGACCAGTTAGTCACTTTAGAACAGATCAATGACAACATTGAGGTAGAGATTTTTGAATCCGCTGAAGCCGAATCTAAAGCAACTGGCATACCCCTAGCAGACGTTAAGGAAGAATACAGGGCCAAGCAAAGGTTAAAGAAGCAAGAACTAGAAGCAATAGACACCAGCAATCCTATTAATAGCGATGCGGAGAAAGTTAAAAACGCAGCAGCAGCTATCATAGAGATGCGCAACAAAACCTCGAAAGATAAGGAAACAGAAGCCGCAGCTAACGCAGCTTTTGACATTGCCTCGAAAAAACTCAAGGCCAGTGCAGTGCTGTCTGGCATGGGTACGGTTTCGGCAAAGGTAAACAACAAGCTGCTCGCTGGAGACATTGTTGGGGCACTTACACAGATAGCTTCTGACACAACCAACACTGACCTAGCTAAAGTTGCTAAGACACTTGCCCGAAGAATGAGTAAGGAAAGGACTAAACTTACACTAATCGATGGTCTTACTGATGCTGAAGGAGTGTTGTTGGCTGGTTCCTATGTTCACACGACACGGCAAATAAGCCTAAACAACGCAGGGCCAATAAGCATACACGCTGTACTGCATGAGTCAGCACACGCTGCTACCCACGATGCTTTGATGAATAAGAGCGACCCTATCACGAAGAAACTTACTAAGCTGTGGAAAGAAGCACAAAGTCTGATACCCGCTGAGTACGGTGTCACCTCCCTAGAGGAATTTGTTGCTGAGGCATTCACTAACCCAAGATTTCAAGCCATGCTTGCTTCATACAAGCCAGCGTCACAGCCCCTCTCTGCATGGCGCAGATTCATCAACGCCATATTCACACGTATTGGACTGCGTGGCGAACCACTGTCAGCTAAAGATGAAGTCCTGACTCTCGCCAATTTCATCATGGGCAGCACTATAGATAACAGAAACGCTACCACAGTAAGGCAGTACCTCTCTGAAGGTAAGCCAGACCAAGCCCTGTTTGAAATGCGTAAAGGTGCCCGTTCTTTGAGTAAGGCTGGCATTAAAGACTCCAACATAGTACTCGCCTCGTGGGCGCGAACTGCTACCGCTAAGTCACGTGAGCAGGTTATGAACGCCGTCAGTATGAATCATTTGGTTGAGTGGGCGCAAAAAACTACGTTTGGCAAAGAAGCAACAGAGCTACATGAACTTATCATCCAAGAAGATGGTGAACGCGGTAGGATGGCGGGAGAGGATGCTAAGCTAGCTGATATTTTACGTAATGCGTTTAAAGGGGATGTTGAAGCCCTTAACGCCTTTACTTTTATCGCTACTGAAGGCACAGACTTTGGTGTTGACGTAGCTAAACCGCTTAACACATACACGAAGTTTGGCTTGGCCTACTCCTTAGCTGATGGCACCCTTGTTGAAAACCGAAACTTCCCCAACCAGTTAGCCAGAGATGAAAAGTTAGCCGCGTTAAAGGCTGAAATAAAAGTAGTGAACGCCAAAGAAAAACCTGATAAAGGGGACTTGGTGATTGTAGGGGGAGTGCAGAAGCTAGAGCCATCCACAGAAAAGCAAATGAAGTGGAAAGAGCTAAGACCGCTGTGGGATAAGAAACTAAACAAGGAGCAGAAAAGCGCCTACATAACTCTGCGTGACCACTACACATCACGCCAGAAAGAAGTCCGTAAAGCTGTTGCTGCTCGTATGGATGCCCTCACTCAAGACGACTCAGTGCTAAGAAGGCAGATCAAAGACATCGTTTTTGAAAAGATAATGAAGAGCGGTAGCATTGACCCTTACTTCCCTTTTGATCGGCGCGGTCAGTTCTGGATAGGGTTCACATACGGAAAGGCTGAAGGCAAGGGAACTGAATACTACACCACACCTTTCGAGTCGGAAGCAGCACGTGCGGTGGCTATGGATAGGCTACGTGAAGACCCCACTGTAGACCAAGATACTTTAGAAGAGATGTCTGCCGACAAAGTAGCGGCAATGAACGGCGCTGATATAAACAATGTCTCTACTAGTTTCGTACTGGAGATGACCAACGAAGTAGACAAAGTTAAGCTCCCTAAAGGTGAAGAAGGTTCTACAGAAGCTGACAGTTTTGCCAAGGTTGAGGAACTAAAACTTAAACTGCGAGAGCTATTGCTGCGCACATTGCCCCAACAGGGGCTTGTCCAGACACAGAAGAAAAGGGCAGGGTTCAAGGGATATGAAGAGAACCCCATCATTGCCTTTCAGTCTCGCTCTAAATTAACCAATAATGCGTTTGTGAACCTGAAGTATGAAGTACAAATATCCAAGGTTGCTAAGGAGTTACGCCAAAAAGCCAAAGACGCTGAGTATGCCAATAATTCTATGGAGCGGTACTTATCTTTAGCCCTTGCTGGCACTAAGGCTGAAACAGACGCTACAGTGTTGAAGCTGCCTAGCTACGCAGAGTTTGCAAAGAACCCCTACATCTCCAAATTTGCGCGTAATGTACGAGCGGGTGTGTTCATGTTTACGCTTGGGGCTAACATATCTGCTCCTGTGGTGAACTTGTCGGTGCTTGGCTTGATAGTAAGCCCTCGACTACAGGCAGACTACGGGCCACTTAAAGGCTTAGCCGCGCTCAGGAAAGCTATAGGTGTCTATGGTAGTACCTTTGGAGATGTGGATTCAGAAGTGCTGCCTGACATGGAACAGGGAAGTGACGGCAACTACTTCGTTAAGGCGCGTAACTACGTTAAGAAGCGCGGTGGTTTCGGCATGGGTAACACTAAAGGCACTAAGCAGCACGCCGTTTTCAACCCGCTTACCCAGCGTATGGAGGACATAGGGCTAGACAACCGTACTATTTCACAGGACATGGCTGAATTTGATTCTCCCACTAGCGCAATTCTACAAAAAGCTTCCTTCTATAGTGGCTTTATCTTCAACCACAGTGAGCGTGCGGCACGCCAGATAACTGCGTTGTCTGTGTATATTGGTGAGATGGAGGCTAAAACAGGCAAAAAAATTAAAGATGTGACTAAGGCAGAGGTGGAGCAGTATGGGGGAGATGCCGCAGTAAAAGCTACTATGATGATGGAAGAGCTTAACGCTTCCGCCCTACAGACCACAGCCCCCAGACTTACACAGAACACTCTAGGTAGCCTAGTAGGCCAGTTCAAGCGGTTCCCAATGAACGTATTGACCATCCAAACTAAGATGGCTGCAGCAGGGTATAGGGTAATGACCCTTAAAACGAGAGCGAAAGTACAAGCAGCAGAAGCGGCTATGGCTGAGGCTCAAACCACAGGGGACACAGCAGCTTACGATCAAGCAGAAGCCGACTTGGCTGCGGCTAAGGCCGAGGGAGCAGAAAACTTAAAGGCAGTCCAGAATTGGGGATACATGACTGCCACTGGGTTCTTGTTGCTTGGGCCGAAGGGTGTCCCTGCCTACGGCATCTTCGCTATGATCTACAACGCATTTATTGCTGGTGATGAAGACGATGACTTAAACACGGTGATCTCCAAGACACTATCTGAGGGTATGTACTTCGGGTTGTTTGCACGTATAACTGGCATGGATATTACTGACCGTGCGGCACTTACTAACCTTATGATAAGAGACTCCAGTAACTACGTGCCAGATAACAAGGTAGAGTTTTTAATGGACAGCTACCTCGGCCCTGCGTGGAGTGTAAGTAAACGAGCGGTTGAAGGTGGGTACGAAGCAATGTTTGATGAAAACCCTAGGAACAATAGGCGTGGGTGGGAGAAACTAGCCCCTGCCGGTTTTTCCAACATTCTCAAGGCGATTAGGTTTAGTGACGAAGGTTACAACACATCTCGCGGTGACACGATAGTTGGTGACCTGAGCCTAATGGACTTACTACGTCAGGCGTTAGGTTTTCGTCCCGTTAAGTTCAGTGCGGGCCAATCAGAGCTAGCTAGAAACTACCGTGTAACTCGTTCCCAGAGCAACAGGAAGTCGATCATACTGGATGATGCTTGGTACTTACAGGAAAATGCTAGGCGGGAAGGTCGTTCAATAAACCCTGATGAGTTGAGAAAGCTGCAGGAGGAGATAGTAGAGTTTAATGCCAAGTATCCAGCCGATGCAGTGACCTCCGCCACCTTAAAAGCTTCCTACAATACACGGGCAAGAAACTCGGCCATTGCAGCAATTACTGGGGGTATGGTAACTCCTAAGAAATACCTACGTGCAGTAATGGAGTCTAACGAAGAAGCCTTTAGGGCATAAAAAAGCCCCGCGTAAGCAGGGCTAAAAATCTCTTACGAGAATGATGAAAGGGCAGTTTACAGTTTCATAGAACTCCATGCAACACCATGCAACTCCAAACAACTAAATCTCTTTAAGATAACCGCCAGACCCTTACCCCGTACAACCCACGCTCTACACGAACACGTCTCTCTACCTGCTCACGCTTCAGTCCGGTGGCTGCTAGTAGTTGTTTGAGCGCTAAGTTAGTGTGGAGAGTTGGGATGAAGACCGAAGTGCCTGAAACAAATTTGTCCCAGTCCACAATGGCCCTCACCCCATCTGGGGATATATCAGTCGGAACTACTATCACTGTCAGTCACATCCAAGTCATCCCAAGACATTACCAAGACTTGCTGCTGCATCATAGACATCTTAGTGCCCCTGCCTAGCCTGTCTCTCTTAGATTCGCCGTTCAGCTCTTTGTAGATCATGTCCCTCGCATCCTTGTAGCTCAGTTGCTGGAGGACTACCCACTGCTTAAATGGCTGCACTGCTAGGTACAATTTGTTGATGTCATACTCATGCCGTATAGACCAGTTGTACATTGGTGTAGCATCCGGCAGCACCAAGTGTTCCGTCTCGCCGGTAGGTCTATCAGTGCTTTTTATGCGCAGTACGCCACGGATGTTCTCGTTCACGTAGCGAGTCACCAAGTCACGAATATCGACCTTCATCTCTGTAGTGTCCACACGGGACTCGCGTATCTTAGCCACTATCCACTCACGCAGAGCTTCTAAATCCCAGTCTATAAGGCCAATGACGCTGGCTATCTGCGCGCCAGTAAGTGCCGCACCTGCCTGTGCTGTCCAGTGCCTATTCTCTGCACCTGCTTCGGAGTCTATTGTTAGCTTCCTAATGTTCTCAGAGAGCAATAATTTAACGGAGTCCAAGTTGTTCAGGACGTACTGGATAAATATCTGCCCAGCGTGTCCGTAGTTGCCTGACAGGTCATCGTTCAATGCCCTAGCCTGTATAACCTCTTCTTGAGTGTGCAATAGCTGCGTTACCGTAGACTCCATAACCCGCTGTGCTTCTCCTTTCGGCAGTGCCCTGTATTCGCCCATCTTGTCTATTAGGCTTGTGTTACCTGAAGTGCCACACAGAAGGCTCCATTCCTCTCCTCGGTAACGCTCTTGGTTCTGGCCTGTGTTGGTCTGCCTGTTTTTCTGCTCCCCGTCACTGACCGCGTAGGCAAAGTCACTAGCCTCTTTGGCTTTGTAGTTAGATAGCTCATCAATGTACAACACGAGGTTCTTGTGTAGCTCAGCACGATTCCACACGGAGTTGACCGTATCTTTACCTTTTAACACTAGCTTCTTGTGGTTACCCCAAACGGAAGCACCTCCCCACTGACCAGTTGTCTTGCCTAAGCCTGATTCCGCACTCATGAGGTGGAAGATGGCCCCCGACACATTGGGCACGAACTCCATTAGTGGAGACCCGAAGGACAGGGCAAACATAAACTGGTGTGGCTGAAAGCCTTTCTTGTTGTAGAAACTTGTTACTCGCTTCCAACCCTCTAGCGTTCCCTTCTTAACAAACATAGGGAAGTACTGCGCGGTACGTGCGCCGGGGGGATTTGGTTCTATTCGATCTGCAAAAACTTCTTTGTCTCCTATGACGAAGGACTTGTTGCCTTCTGTCCAACCAAACTGAGTCTTCACTGTTATTTCATCTTGTGTTTCTTGTAGTTGCTCGATCCATTTCTGTACGTAAACCATAAGGGCATCACTCTTTGTATTTAATATTTGTATTCCATTCATTCCCATAGCTTTTCGGAACTCTTCTTTTGACGAAAGTCTTACCCCTGATATTACAAAAGTCTGGATACCTTCTCTAATAGAGTGGTATTTAAACTCAAAAGAGGGGCCGTCTATGGGGTCTCTTAGTCGCTTCGTGAGGTACAGGTCGCGCTTGTATATCAGCACCTCGTCCGCGTTTCCTTCCTTATCCTTTGTCCTCATAAACACTCCACCGTTGGGCGAACGAAAATAAGGAAAAGGGTAATCTGGTATTTTGTGGCGCTCTAGCTTGACTGGGAGTTCTTCTTCATCTTCCCCTTCAGGCATTGGAACCACGGGAGTTTCTACCGCAACTTCAACTACATTATCTTCAGCAGTAGCTTCAGGTATCTCCATACATAGACGTATCGGGCTTTTTATCTTCCCATTGTGGGGACACGCCTCGCACGCTGATGGATTGTCATAACTAAAAGTAGTGCATAGATGCGGGGCATCTACAGAGGAGGCTATCTTTTCTGTCTCTTCGTGAGAGTAGCCTTCATACCCCTTTGAGACCAAGTGTATTGCTTGCTCCCCGTCTTCGCAGAACTTTGCAATAGAGAGAATGTGTAGCCACTCAGGGTAAGTCATGTCGTTGGGTTCTAGGATAGCCTTGCGTAACTGACCACACCCCCCGCCATTGCCCGTTGCAGCTAATAGCTTTGCGAACCGCTTCACGTATGGGCTTAAACCCATCGCTTGCTCCATGTCCTTCTTGTCTTGCTCTGAGTACTCTCTGACGCTAACTACTGGTATCGGTTGGTGTGGTAACTTAGCTGCAAACGCATCGAGGTCTACTAGCCCAGTACCCATGCTCAACACTTCTACATCTAGCGCAGGTGTGGCTTTAAAGTTATGCGTATTCGGTATGCGTAGTATCCTAGCTGCATCGGCAGTAACAACAGGGTCAGCATCTAACCCCTGCTCCACACATGCAGCCTTCAACCTTTCAGCGACAGGTAGCCACTCTTCTCTAATGTACGCCTTTGATAACACCCAATAGACGTGTACGCCTCTCCCCGAATTAACTACCGAAGTAGGTTTGGGTAAAACGTAGTGCTTACAGAAATCTTTCAGTGCCGCAATGGCATCTGATTGTGTTGGGTATGGCTTCCCTTCGCCACAGTCTAAGTCTAAGAATAGAGCCTTTAATTGTTTTACGTTGTCGGCTTTCCTTGAATTCTGGTCATCGAACGTACCTAAAGCGTAGTACGCATCATATCCGTCTAAGTCAAAGTTCTCGGCTGTTTCCACCAAGGAGTCAATTGAACTGTAAAACTTCTGTACTGTTTGCCCATCCTTAATCCCTACCGTGCAGTAGTAGCCTTCCTCACTCAACACCGAGCTTAGAAATTGTTTTGTATCCATCATTCTCACACGCTATAGATTAGGGGTGCTAGCTAACACCCCTAAGTTCAAAGGAACTACTAGTCATCAAAATCGTCTAGTAAGCTAGACAAGTCAAGAGCAGCTACAGGTTCTACTTTTGCTGTCTTCTTCTTTGCCTTTTTCTTAGGCTCTATAGGTGCGTCATCGTCAGCAAACAACCCTCCTGCGGCTTCTTCTTTAGGTGCAGGTAAGGACGTGGCTTGAAGCTCTTTAGCTTCTTTCGGCGTGATTTTCAACTCCACTAGATTAGCTGTCTCAGGGTCTTGCTGTGCAGTAATAGCTAGTGCCAACTCTTCCTGTGTCAGTACGCGCTGTGGTTTAAAGCACAGGCGTGGGTGTGTAACTTCTGTGTCGAAACGCAGTTCAGTTATCACCGAAGCCAATGGGGCTTTATGCGCGTTAAGGTGTCGTGCGTATGCTTGCATGGACATCTTCTGCTTGTTGTCACCAAACACACTAGTGGCGGGCAGTGAGAGTAAGTACGTATCAGGAGACACTACGTTACCATCGGCATCAGCAAGCAATACAGCAATACGTTGTTGGTAACGACATGCGCGGCTTTCACCAGTACCACTGCCTTTTATATTTTGTGGGCAGCTAGAGCAAGATGATGATGGTGCTTCTGAAGGCAGTACATCTTCGGAAGGCTTGCCGTGACTAGTGTTTGATGACCAGCAAGTAGGAGCACTGGATTCACCTTCCACATACGTGCCTTCGTAGTACATCCGTGATATGGGAGCAGACTTCACTACCACTATGTTCATGGTGCGGCTATCAATAGTGCCGACCTCTTCCCCGCCAACTACCTTACGGAATACTGCGCCACGGATACTCAGCTTACGCCCACCGCTACCGCCATCGTTACCCATAAGATTTGTTTCTGGTTCTAGTTGTGCCAGCATATCTGTAAATGCTGCTGGCATGTTTCCAAATAAACCCACTTCTTTTGTCATTTTCTAGCTCCTAAATGTCATCATTTTCGTTAAGCCCGTCCAACACGTGTTGGGGGGAAAGTTCTTTTACGTTTTCTGCAGGCTTCGCTGCACGCAACGCCTCTAATACTTCAGGGATGTTAAATCTATACGTGTTACCAACTTTTATGTAGGTGTGCTTAGGTATAGACCCCTGCTTCACCCATTGCCGAATCGTAGTAATCTTTACTGAAAGATGATCAGATAGATTTTCGATAGGGACGTAAACAGTTGCATTTTGTTTGCTCATTTTTTCTTTTTCCTCCGTACATTGATCACATACTCACTATCCACGTTAAGTGCTGGGGGCAGTAAGTCAGGACACTCAATTAAAAATTGGCGCATATTGGTCTGCTGTATGCGTTTCTCAAGCAGATCAACACACTCGTGCTCAAGGATAAACTTGCTCATAGCCTCCCAGTCGCTTGTCCAGTACCGATTTTTAACCGTGCGAAATACCGTACCGTGAGATGTCTGCATAGACTCCTCACCAGTTTCTTCAATGTTCGCTTTGATTTTGTCGGACAGGGCAGCGCGTAGTACGTCTAACTTGTCGTTAAGTGCACCTTCGGCTTCTTTAAACTCACTAGTGAGTTCGGCTTTCTTATCCCGTACTTTGATAAATACAGAGACAAGTCTATCGGTACTTTCTTCACTCATTTCATCATTCTCCAACAGTTTTATTTAGTTTTATGGAGTATAGCTAGGTATTATTTATAGTTCAAGCTCTTCTCGGTACAAGTCTATTATTTTGGTGTGCGTTTCCATGCGCCCATCTAGCATCTTGTAGACTCGTGACTCTACTGGAGAGCCTTGGAGTTGGATAACTGTACAGGGGTGTTTCTGTCCTGCCCTGTGTATTCGTGCATTAGCTTGTGCATACGTTTCTAACGAAGACACTGGCCCCCACCAAACGATTGTATTAGCTGCAGTGAGTGTGATGCCGTGGGCTGCAGCTTGTGGCTGCACTATAAGAACCCGTGGGTTTTCTTCATCTTGGAACTGAGCAAAAATCTCGGTGCGCTTACTTGCACTAACATCTCCCCGTATTATTGCGCTTGTGACTTTATCTTTAGTCAGTTTCTCAGAGAGCAAATCAATCACATGCCTAAAGGGGACAAATATAATAACCTTTTGGCTGGACTCGTCAATCACTTCTCGCAAAACTTTGTATCTATTCTTAATATCGAACTCTATTGTCTCTCCACTATCGGTATAAACTGCACCGCATGAGATTTGTAGCAGTTTGTTCATGTTAACTGCAGCGTTTGCTGCAGTGACCGACTCTTCTGCAATGACTGCCATAAGTTGTTTGCGCAGGCGTTCGTAGTATTTCTTTTGCTGAGTGCTTAACTCCACGTGACGTGTGGCATAGGTAAGCTCAGGCAAGTCTAGGCATTGGTCTTTAGTGAAACGTATTGCTGGTTGTAACACATCGAACACGGTGTCCACGGCTGTAGGCTTTGGTGCCCACTTAAAGTTAGTGACTTTGTACATCACCATTTCGCGGAAAGCCCCGAAGAACCTAGGCACTGTGGCTGGGTTGTTAAGTTTAGCTAAGCCGAATGCGTCTACAGGGGACTGCGCTGCAGGTGTTCCAGTCATCTGCCATACCCACGTATCTGGGCCTATTAACGTATTGAGGACTTTCCACCGATCTGTTTGAGCGTTTTTGTAGTGGTTCGCCTCGTCCACAATGATGCAGTCGAACCCACCTGCAGCAATCTCATCACGCACAATAGCCATGCCATCGTAGTTTATGATGATGTATTCGGCATCGCTGTTGATTATTTCTCTGCGTTTCTGTGCGTTACTGTGGTGTGCTACGTCTACTTTGCGGTGCATTGCGCAGTTAAATAGCTCGTTACGCCACGCTGAGACCATGATGGACAGAGGGCAGATGATAAGTACTCTGTTAATTATCCCCTGTTCCATAAGGAAATCTGAGGCCCACACTGCTGAAGCACTCTTCCCAGTACCTTGCTCGTTAAAGCAGAAGGCTCTCCGGTTGACTGTTAGGAACGCAGCCGTGGTTTTCTGGTGAGCGTAAGGCTCAAACCTGCCGCCCCACTTGTACTTACCCATGATAGGAGAAGGTACGTTCTTAATGTTTAGGTTGTTGAGTACCCGTGTCTCATCAATACCCCAGCGTACTAGCACGTTGTTGTTGCCTAGGTTCTTGCTGTTAGGTATAGCCGCCGTTATCTGGTTGGGGTTACGGACTTTTAGCAGTAGCCCCCTGTTCTCAATCACTTCCATTTGTTTTTCTCTTCCCCATACGGACGGATTCTCCAATTCTGGTTGCGCCATGCGTTATCCTGCAATGCTTTTACATATGCTCCGTAGTCACTCATTAGGGTATCTTGTATGCCGTGCATCCAGTCGTACTGGTAGAAGGCTTGCATTAGTGTTCTCATTCCATCATCCTCATTTTAGGTCTACTTGCCCTTACCCTTCTTCTGGTAATTTCTTGCACGGTTCTTGCTTTTACTTTCTACTTTCACACCATCTTTATTCTTGCCGCCTTTTACTAATGCCTTCTTGTGGCTAACGTCCTTGCCCTCGCGCTTGTCGGCTTTGCCGTTCTTGTTAGCGTCTTTACCTTCCTTATCCATCTTACGTCTAGCACGTTGCCGCTCCATCCTACGTTCAAATGTTGCACTACCTACAGGTGCGTTAGTCTGCTTCTTGCGTTTTGACTTTGCCTTTTTCTTTGCTTTTGTCTCACTTTTTGTTGCCATGTCTAACTCCTCCCGTTATGGGGACATTCAGTTACGATACAGTGTGCCCTACATAGCCCACTAGGCTTAGGGTTCCACACTCCATTTGCATGTGATTTCTCTACCATTGCGTACTTGCCTAACCACTTGCCCCACAAGTTCGCCTCGTTCTTAATTGTGTAAGTATCTTTCACCATGTCCCCACACACTACGAAGAACAGGCCGCCCCTTACTTCTTCAACCTCTGGGAAATGTTTGAACGTAGCCAGTGCCATCAACTCAAGCTGTCCTTTGTCTGCATATCGCGCAGACTTGCCTGTTTTATAGTCTATTACTATAGCTACCCCAGTCTCTTTGTTGAGGATGGTTAGGTCTGATATGCCCCGAAACCACACGTTCTCATCGAAGAACCCGCACGGCTCTAGGTCTACAGTAAGCCCCATCTTGTATTCGGGTAGCTTCTCACCTGTCATGCCAAGCAGTTTGTCCAATGACTCCAACGCGAAGTTAAACCTTGGGTCTAGCGGTATCTTCCCGCCTTCCCGTACATAGTCTTCAGCAGCTTGGTGAAACTCGTTACCGTACATTATCGCAGGGGTGTCAAAGTTCTCTTCGTAATCCTTAGCGACCTTAACGTGATAGTATTGCTTGGGGCATGTATCAAAGGTCTTCATTGCACTAAACGACCACGTTGGTTTCTTACTCATCTCCACTCCTTAACTTCCCCGTAGTTTTTGCCAATCTCTACATCGCCCCGAACAGGCAATCCTGCTGCCCATTCTGGAGTTTCGCCCATGCACTGACCGATGAAAGCGGCAGTTTCATCTACTTCTGAGTCCGGTACACAGCAAACAACAGAGTCATGTACTGTTAGTAATATAGGCGTTTTCTTTTGTATCTTCAACATCTGATCTGACATTACACAGCGTGCGATACCTTGGCATACGTTCTCAATTACTTTACCACCGTAGATATTCGTTGGCCCTTTCCTAGTCTGGTAAGAGTACTGTAACCCCTTGTCACCTTCTACTGCATCAAGCCCGTCATAGCGCATCAATAACCCAGACGGTAGGCGTATGGCATTCTGGTCGGACACTACTGACAACACACCACTCCTACCTATGGCGTACTTATCTCCGAGCAACATGCCTTTAAGCGCCGCGCCTGCCGTTTTCCAGATATTAGTAATGTTGGTATTCTTATCACGATACGCTCTTATGATTACCTGCGCTTCATCTAGGGTTATGTCTACCCCCTCTCCCCTTAGCTGCTCTTGGAACCTTGGTGCGCCCATGCCATACCCTGCACCTAGGATAGTTTGTTTACCTATGAACCGTTGTGCAGGTGTAACGTCGTCTACAGTGCAGTTGTATATATCTGCTGCCATAAGTTTGTACACGTCTTCACCTTTAGTAAACGCCTCGACCAAGTTGTTCTGCTCTGCCAGCCAAGCCAATACCCGTGCCTCTATCTGTGCAGAGTCGGCTTCAATAAGTGTGTACCCATGTGGTGCTACCATGCAGGATTTAAGTACCTTTCCGTTTACCCCCCGCGAAGGAAGATTCTGCAGGTTGATCTTGTCTGCACCTCCCCATCTGCCAGTGTGTGCTGCGTAGTATTTAATAGGTACAGGTAACAGGCCACGCTTCTTTATGTCTAGGAACCTAGTGGTGCGGGTTTCTTCTAGTGTGCTTTTCAGACCTAGCCTAGCTTCTACTAGTAACCTGACGTTCTCATCTGGGTGAGTCTGTAGTGCCACTAGCCCTGCATCTTTCTTAGCAAAGGCGAAGGCTTGCTTGCCTGTACGCAGACTTGTTTTCATAGGAGGAGTAACTCCTAGCAGTTCAAGGGCTTCAGCAAACTTAGGGTTGGACATAAGTTCAGGCTTTGTGATGCCGCAGTCAGATAGGAGGAGGTCTTTGTGTTTCTCTATTTGTTTAATGTGCCCTTTAAGTTTTGAATCGTCTAAGTCTAGCGTGGGGATAATAAACATACGAAGGGTCATGTCTATTACTTTGAGTTCTTTCTTCGGGAATGACTGCATGAAGATGCTGAACAACTCGTAGCACAAGTCCACGTCGTTGATACAGTAGTCCCCATAAGCTGATAGTTCTTCTTCACTGAAGTCTTTGCGTCGTTTGCCCAGTGCTTCTACAACTTCTGTACCTTTTACGCCTATGTTGTACTGCTCTGCCAGCTTGGCTAGTGAGCCGCCGACTTCGACACCATGTAACGCACGTGCCATGCAGAGAGTGTCCAGATACAACTTAGGGTAGATGTCGAAGTGATGGCTGAATATCAACCCATCGAACATTGTGTTGTGTGCTAACAGTGCTGAGTTTTCCCAATCGTAGTTATCGTGTAAGTATTCCTTTAGTTGTTTGCGTGTGCCGCTGAGCCATATAGTCTCTGCATCGTTTACCTTGACACCTATACCTATCTCTTCAAACAACTCACCACGCACATACTCTTCAGTGGTTAGCTTGCCTAGTGAGTAGTCCTTGGCATAGTAGGTCTCCCAGTCTATTGTTATTATATCCACTTACGTTCTCTCCCAATCGCTTTCTCAGTTGTCATGTCAGTGGATGGTGTGTCCGTCAGAGTTTTCTTCTGTACTTCCATAGGGGTGGGTCTCATACATATAGTTTACGGTAGTGTCGTTAGATATCGCTAAAATCGCGCCATTGGATAAGTGAAATTTCGCGGCTACTTTAGTGGGAGGGGACATTGTTATTGCATACCCCACCTCTGGGTGAAGTGAAGGGATAGCCTCTAGCAATTGCTGCATTAGGTTACGCCCCGCGCCTTTTTTGTACGACCAGATAGAGTATGGACAAACGATAGGGCTTACCCCCTCTGCCCTAGGTTCAAGTCCACGGGTGTCCGCTAGTCTACGTAAGTCTCCTTCTGAAGTTGGAGTGAAGTGACAAACTACCACACACACGATAGCGTTCACCTCAACCCCCCAGCCCTGTTTCTCTATGTCCGCGTACACTTTGAAGTTCCCCTCAAACCTTGTGCTGTCATTGGGAAACAGGTCGGGCCGCACGGGGTCTTCTCTCATGTAGGGCAGATACGTTTCTACATCACACTCGACTAACATCTTTTATCCTTTTTATTGCGGATTATTTTTGGGTTTAGTCCCCACCCTTCAGTGAGAGGGTCAACAACGCTCTCGCCAAAAGAGTAAGTTTTTACTACGCCGCCTTTAGCTAAATACGTTTTTATATCTTCCGCTAATTTCTCACGTTGCATTTCTTTTTCGTTCTTCACCATTAGTTAACGCCTGTCTTATATATGAATCTTTGTAATTGTGGGGGCGATGGTTGTCTCTCTTAGAATCGCTTCTTCAAAGTAATGGCACTTCAAGCAGTACCACCCCACCCGCTTTCTTTTATGCATGTTAAGTACTTGCTCAGAAGTTTCTTTACACTTAGGGCATACGTTAGTCTTTAGATCATCCGACATCTAACATAGCCTCCAACCGTTTCTCCAAATCTTCTAGCCTATCTACAACGTCCAGAAGTTGTTGACCTAACTCGACCATTTCTTCGCCGTCTTCTTCGCTGAGTTCTATTATAACTTTCATTCAACATCCCACGTAGACATAGCTTCATCGGCAGCACGTTCAGCCATCTCTTGCCTACGCTCCGCAGGGTCTATGTAATCTTCTTCCTGTGTGTTTAGGTACTCTTCTAGCTCTACCATTACTCTGTCTCTATTCATTTCTCGCCCTCCTGTATGTCTCTAAGTATTAAGCGTTTTAGTTCCTTACGTTGTTCACCCGTACACTTAGTAACTATCTTAATATCACTTAGCTTTAGTGGGTAACTGCTTGGCTTCCAGTACAGGGCAGCACGTGGTTTGGTAACCAATTGGTATGCCCATGTTTCCCCTTCGGGGTCTTTGACGTAGAAGAGTAGGTCGATAGGTAGTTCTGCACTCATTGGTCTTGCTCCACATCCAAGTGCGCGTCGATTACGGCTTGCTCTAGCATCCGTTCCTTCTCTATCAAGCGTGCGTCTGCTATGCGTCCTTGGTCGGCAATCTTCTGCCGCGTTGTTTCTAACAATACTTCTAGCTCTTGTATGCTCATCATTGCCCCCCTACAAAAAAGTTAATGTCTTCGTTTAACGCAAAGGCGATGTCGTTCACCACCTCCAAGTCCAGAAAGCACCCGTAGTTTCTTGTCGCCTCTATGTCCTCTAACTTCTTTCTGCTAATGCCTAGCACCGCAGCAAAGTGATTCATGTCGTAGCCTTGCACTATGCGCTCAGCTTTTATGCGTGTCTTAGCCGCGATTGTCGCGGGGCCAAATTTATCTCCATGTCCTATATCCATTTTAACTCCTGCGGTTTAACCGCTTGTCGATACCAGTAATAAGTTAGGGTGCCCCTGCAAGCAGGGGACTAACCGTAGCGTGGCTTAGCCGGTGTGTGCATTCCAATTGGAGAACAGTAAATGTTTTTAGATCAAAATCACACACTGTGGGGCGTTAGTTAAAGTCCACCTCCCCACTGGGACACGGGTTAGGGATTGAAACCTGCCATTTGAATCCCTTGACTTCTCCACTTACGCGTTATCCTGAAGGTATCGGCTCAGTATATGCCCGACAACTTGCTCATTACTTAGCCCCTCAAACCCAGTCAGTTTTGACACTACTTCTTTAGCAAGGCTTAGGGTAGTGGTCTTAACTGGGACGGGGATGTAAGTTTCCTCGCTATCACCGTAGTTAGGCTTAGTAGACGTTATCAACTCCAGCACGGTTTCGGGTACTGTTTTCTTAACGGGGGCACGTGGTGGCTGTACCTTCTTTGGCTGGTGTTCGACAAACATTCCCGCTTGTCTTAGAGCTAGAGAAAGCTGCTGTGGCTCCTTCGTCTTTTTCCTCGCCTCCCTTTTTTCTTGCAGTACTTTAATATGTTTTTCTACTTCGTCTTCATGCCCTTTAGCTAGTTCCCTAACGTCCTCTATAGGCAGACTGTGTGCTTGGTTAAATGCCTCTTTGTAGTCTGCGGGATTAGCCGTGAGCTTAGCTATTACGTGTGCCATAGCCTTCTTTGCATCATTCCAAACAATGTTGGCTGCAAGCCTATTCGCTCTTGCTCGTGGAGACTCCCCTTTAGGCTTAGCCTTACCCTTACCCTTATTCTTATGATAGCTAAGGTTGTTCTTTGCCCTATGTAACTCTTTTTCTAACTCTTCTATAGTTTTATTCATCATCATCATCCTTTTTAAGTTTTATAAAAACTTCTTAAACATAACGCCTACGGCATCCATGTTCTCTTCGTTTACTACCCACCCAAGTCCACCTGCTGCAGTTATTTCTCGCAGCCGCAAATCCTGTAATGCGGTGGTTTTACCCTTACCTGCTTTACACTCTATGCCAAAAAACTTACCCTCATAGCATCCCACAATATCGGGGTGACCGCTAGTGCCATATCCACCTGTAGTAGGAAATAAATAATATGCACCAAGTTCTTTTAGCTGCTTAACAACAGCGTTTTTAACTTTCTTTTCCGGTGTCATTGCCATCGGTCTCCTCTCCCTTATCATTAGCGAAAATCCAGAAAGTGTCTTTAGATATGCGCCTGCCCACGCCTGTTATGTACTCAGTTGGTGGCTCGTAACTACGCATATCCAATACAGCGATACGTTCCTGTACCCATACGGGTAAATCTTTAAGTAAAATCCCTAGTGTTTTTTCTGGCATTCCAGCAATCATCGGTTTACCAAAACAATATACATCTGCTTTGTCCCCAGTAATACTTACGCGGAATATATCAGAATCTTTTGGCGCGTCTCCCCACACACTAGCCATTACCATACCGCCGTGCGTGCCATAAGGTCAGCGAGACATTCATCAGACACAAACACAAACTGATTCTCTACAAACGCTGTATCGTTTTCTTCGTGCTTGCCACCTACCCCTGCTATGTATCGGAAAGAACCATTTTTTGATAGCCCACTCGTTGATGCCATGTGGAGTGTAGCTAGCTTTTGTTTAATCTCTATTGGAACGCCCGTACCTTCTATGCCAAACTTCAGCGTCTTGTGTTGCGGCAATACTACATAGATAGCCTGATTGCTTGGTGTAACTACGATATTAATCGGGGTCATTCGGCCTTGCTTTTGTGCTGCTGTGGAACCGTTAACCAAGTCTTCCGCTCTCCCCACGTAGTCGGAATACGCATTCTGTAGGGATTCAGGGAGGGCATGTTTGTTGAACACCTCACCTCTCTGCGCTGCGTCTATCATGCTAATTACAGTGGCGAGGTTTTTTGAATTGTCATAGGCCATGTCGTAGCGAAAACATTCTTTCCTAACTGTATTTAGTTCTTCCTCGTAATGGTTGCCTATGGATTTAATGGCTGGGTTTTAGATAGGGACACTAGCACTTCAACAAGTTCTCTGTCGTAGAACGGCCTCAGCTTTGCGAATACTTCAGCAATGCGCTTGATGTTTTTAGACACTACTACTTTGTCCGACTCGCGGCTGCTAAACGGCTGCTTTGTGACGTTCTTGTCTCGCATAATACGCGGCGATACGATGGTGAATATGCCATCGTCCATCGGGTTATCGTAGTTGTCTGCTTTAGTGCGAAGTTGTATTAATGCTGTGTAGAAACAACTCTTTGCATGTCGTACGCCTACTCGCTCCCCGTATATAGTGCATCTTTCGAGTACCTCAAACAGGCACTCTTCGGTAGTTGTTCTTTGTAGCGCACGCAGTAAGTCCTGCATTTTAAGGGATAAGGTTTCTAGGTTCTGGTCTACCTTCTCTGACCTTTCCTTGTTCTTCAAAGAAACAGTATTTGTTATTTGGTAGCCCCAATCACCTGCTACGTAGTTGCGCTCTTGGTCTAGTGTTCTGTTGAATTGTATAGCCATGCTATTGCTCCTTCCATGCGTTAACTTGGTGACAGTTGAATTCATTGTCGCGCCACATATCTACTACACACTGGCGGTCATCGAGTATGACCAACACGTCCCTAGGTCTTAGCCCTAGCTCTTGCATCATCTCTAGCTTGACGATGGTGTCAGCTCTGCGGTCATTCTTCTTGCGCATAAACAATCTCAGCCCTACCGAGTAAGGATTCTCAGTCCAAATAGCAGGCGTGTTTAGGTTAACGTGTTTACATATCCACGCTATCGTTTCTTCGCGCACCTCTTCATTGCGTCCTGAGAAGAAGTACACCTCCCGCTCTTCACCTCCCGCGAGGGATTCCAAAGCCATGATGTTGCGCGTGATTGGCAGGTCATCGGTACAAGTCTTGTGGAACGAATCCCAATCCGCGTCCTTGTACTTCTTCTTCGTACCATCGGCATTCTTGATGAAGTGCAGCCGGTGCGTTAGGTCAGCTATTGTCCCGTCTAGGTCACATATCACTGTTGAGTACTGCCTTACTTTAATGATCTTATCCATCGGTCGTTCTCCTGCGGCTGTGCCGCTGTTGTCGATACCAGTCATCCAGTTAGTTGAACTTTACGTGAGCGTACTTGCCTACGTCCGGTCGTGTGCTTGGTGTGTTGTCGCTAGTGATTAGCCATAGTACCGGCTTATCCCACTTGCCCCAGTCGCCGCCAAGGTATCCGTCTGTCAATACCACTACTGCTTGCGCTTCGATCTTCTTCTCTTTCATGTACTCGGTTAGGCAAGAGATACGTGTACCTCCTGTGCTACGTGGCTTCATAGACTCGACCATAGTTTCTATCGGCTTGCCTCCAAGGCCATACAGCTCGTCACCACCTATGGATGTGCCCCAGTAGATAATCCGTATTGTCGTAGGTGAAGTAGTCTCTGCAATCTGTTTAGCTATCGACAGAAACTTAGTCATCTCCGCCGCGCTCATACAGCTACCGGACGTGTCTATCCCAAACACTAGCTCACCTACTTTCTCAGAGATGCCGCTAGGCGCAAGCAGACCCATCGCTAACTTCCTACGGTTGGGTCGTCGCCATGTCGCGTCATCTTTACCTACACAAGTCTGTGTAACAAACTCATGCAACAGTTCCTTGGGGTCTATCTTAGGTTTCAACAGCTTGTCTATGCTTAGCAGTCCACCTACGCCACCGGCCTTACCTGCTGTGATAACACCCTGACGTACTGCACGTTCTATCTCGGCATCGAGTGCGCGTTTCTCAGGCTCACTCATTTCCTTGGCATCCTCCCAGTCATGCTCGTCAAAACCTTGCGGCTTATCACCTGACTCGCCATCACCTGACTCACCCTCACCTGACTCACCATCACCTGACTCACCCTCGCCATCACCTGACTCGCCACCTGACTTGCCCCCCTTCCTCTTCTCCTCTTCCTTCTTCTCATACAGATCATTGAATATCTGCGCGGTGTCCATGCCACGGTACTTCTCATCTACTAGCCCTGCGTACTCGCCGGTAGGCATCACAGCAAACCCGTCATCCTTGTTCTCATCATTGAGCATCAAGTTGGTGTAGTAGTCTGCTGCCTTGTTAGCACACTCGGCATCTATCTCGAACAAGTGTGCCCATGTGGTGAGGTGTCTGTGTAGCTTGTGCCCCTCCACTTCATGCAGTACCAAGTACCGCAGGTTTTTCTCGGTGATCGCGTTGATCATCGTTTCGCCGTACACTTCGTCACGCCCGTTAGTGCGTGCTGTTGGTGTATTCGGGCACGTCTTGCGTGTCCCTATCATCATCACACCAGCCAGTGCTATGTAACGCTTGTGTGCCATGATGTCGGTCACTGCTCTGTCTAGCCGCTGCTGTGGTGTTAGCTCTGTGTTAACTAATAACATTGTCTGTCTCCCTTTATCGTACTGTTGAGAACATGTGGTTATTCTTCAGTGCCCACGCTTGGTAGTCCTTGTTCTGCCCAACCTTGTCCATCCTGCTGTATCCCTTCACACGTGTGCCGTTGCCGAAGACACCTTGTGCTTCACTGGGAAGTCTCTGTAGGTAAGTCATCCACTGAGATGCCCAGTCACGTTCAATCGTAGCCAGTGTGCGGTACACCACCATCATTGTCGCTGACGCATCAGTTGGCACTATCGCGGTAAGCGGGTCGGCCTTGATAGAGTCAGTTGTTGGTAGTTGGTCAGCTAACTGAACGTAAGTGGCTAGGTTCAGTGTGGCTTCAAGGCCAATCGTCCCCGCTAGTGAGGCGGTCAGTGCTAGGGCAGATATGTCAGCACGTCTGTCTATGATACGGCTTGCCTTGTCGAGTGAACGTAGAGTTACCTTGGCTTCGTCACGGGTTGCTGCGTTGGGGTGAGGTATTAGCGGGTTCTCCTCTGGGTTGTCGTACATTTCAGCACTGTGGAACGCTTGCGGCGTTTCTTTGCACCATTGCAATACTAGTGGGTTGATAGGTGGGTTAGCTATGTTAACCCCGTACTCGATGTACTCTAAGTTGTCAGCACCGCGCATCTCTACTACGGTCATCCTGTTTCTCAGGTGCGGAGGGATGTTGTCCCCAAGTCCTTCTGAGGTCAGGTTAGTTGTGCAGAACATCACTGTCTCTGCGTGGGCCTTGAACCCACCACCGATACGCTCACTTACTAGCCTAGCTAATGATAGCTTCACAGAGTTAGGTGCTTTACCTAGCTCGTCTATCATTATGATGCAGGGTACGTTGAGGTGCATCCCTAGCTCTTCGTGCGGTATGGTCACGAAGGTCTTGCCATCATCTGAATACTTAATCATAAACAGATCGCCGCTGTCGGCCTTGGTGTTGCAGTCTATGTATATCAGTCTGTGGTTCTTATACTTCGGACGCTTGCCTAGTAGCCCAAGCAGGGCTGACTTGCCTATGCCCATCTGTCCTTGAACAAGCACACAGATTGCCGTCCCCATCACTTCAATAAGGTTAGCCATCTCAAGCATACCTAATGCGCGTGAACCTGCCTTTACGTTTGTTGCGGGTACTGCATTTGTTAATGTACTCATGTCGTTCTCCAATTGTGGTGTTGCGTTTACTTAGGTTAAGTTTAGTTTGTTTCAGTTAAGTTGTCTAGTTCTTAGACCATGCGTTACCAACCTAGGCTAGTAACTTGCTCGGTTGTGACTTCCTTCAGTTCCCCGGTAGGTTGAGTTTGTGATGTGTCCTGAGTTGTTGGTGTATCCTGTGGCTCAATGCCCTTGATGATCTCGTCCACCTTGCCCTTCACCTTGTCGCGCATGGTGTCGGATGCTTTCAGCCCATCGTAGGTCACGCCAGTCAGTGCGTTTTTGAGGTCACGGCGTACCTGTTCCATCTTCGGGTCGTTGGCTATGTTGCACATCTTCATCAGATCAACTATCTGTGTCACGTTGTCCACTAGTGTGCCCTTGAAGTATCCGTTGCGCGGCTTACCTGTCGCATCGTCATAGTCCAGTTTCTCAGACATGTTCTTCAGAGGTGCAAGAAGACGTTTCCATATATCGTCCATCATGTCTTTCATGCGGGCATCTTTAGTTGCGGTCACAGTGTCCACTATCACTTGGTGTCCCTGAGCCTCTACGTTGGTGATGAAGTTACTGTCTCCCCCTGCTAAGTAGTCAAGGTCTAACCGTATCTTGAATTTATCCATCAGCGTCTCTACGTCAGGATAGTCTGCGGCGTTGAACATCTTACCCAGCCCCACGTAGTGCTGCTTGGCATACTCCACCTCTTGCGGATAGCTGATTCGAAACTGTTCTTTGAGTACATCAAACTGTTTGAAGAAGCCTGTCATGGTGTTCTGATAGTCAATCATCAGGGGATTAGGTAGGAGTCTTTCGCCCAGTTCACCCCACGGCACTGTGCTGGCTGTGTGGTAGTCGCGTATCTTACCTTCCAAGGATTTGATCGCGGCGTGTATCGAAGAAGACAGTAGCTTCTTTGTGTACGTGCCTGAGTCCTTCGCGGCCTCGTTGTCTTGCTGTACCGCAAGGGTTGCGGCCTTGTCCTTCTTGCGTAATGTCGGCACGCTGATTGATAGGGATACCTTCATAGCAGAAGACGCTAGTGTAGGTGCGTGATGAATCGGCTCAAGGTTGTCGGCTGTTGCTTGGTTTTCGTAGTTCATCTTCATTCTCCTGCGGCTGTGCCGCTGTTGGTGGTTCGGGGTGCTACAGTAAGTTCCTCGTACTCTGCTAGTAGATCACTCAAGGTGGCAGGCATTTTTTCGCGCAGGGTTTCTAGTGCCGCTAGCTGCTGCGTTGTGCTGTTTACGTTCCAATGCTTGCGTGCTTTGGCGTGCTTCACTTCGTGCTTGACTATGCGTTTAACTACAGACTCCTGTGTGTTGCAGTCTAGGTTGTATTGTTGCTGCACCACGTAGGTAATGCCTGCTTCGTATGCCCTGTCTAGTGCCGCTTTGAATTGCTGTTTACTAATCTTCATATCGTTCTCCTGTGCCGTTTTCATGGTGGGTTCACCATGGATTTTGGTTAGGCCGTATGGCCGTTGCTGCTGTGCTGCTGTTTGCTACTTAATCTCCAACTGAACAGCTATTATCTCATATTTGACGGGTTGCGTCAAAGATACCACCACGTGTTTGTGTAGCTTTTAGGTTTTTCCTATGCTGATTTTATGGGGTTGTTGGCTCTTCAGGCCGGTATACAGCTATTACTATGTACTTAGTTTGGTGCTCTGGGTCTGGATGATTTGCTGTTGGCTCTGAGTCTATGCAAGTGGTGTATCCACCTAGTCCCCATACCCTGCTGATTCGGTTCAGTGCTTGGCGTACATCCGCAAGGGATAGTGGTTCACCGTATCGGTTTTGTATTAATGGTAGGCGGGACGGCTCGTCAAAGGTTAAGCCGTTAAGGTGTTTGGCTAGCTTCCAACAGGTGGAGTTTCTCCTGAACTTTACTTGCAGTTGAGCGGTGTTGTTGGTGGGGTCAAAGAAGCCTAACTCTGTGGCGATGTTCATATGGTTCTGTCCTCGTTTGTGGTGCTAATGAAATACACAGCATACACAGTGTGCAGTGCGTTATCTAGCGTGCAGTGCAGTTTTAGGACGTGATGTCGTTTTTTGGAAAAAGTTGAGTGCCACGTGAGGTTTGGTGTGTGGAGTTGTTGTGCAGCTAGTGCAGTTTGTGAAGCACGAAAAACTACTACGCCAGCTTCGACTAGTCCGCAAGGCGTACAGTGACATACACTGGAGTTCTCAGCGTTATATAATAACTTCACAGGAAAGACCCACAAAGTTTCTTCACAAACTGCACAACTTCTCAAACTCAATAACAACAATAACTAATAAAAACATAAAACAAAATATATATAATAAATACAATACCTTACCTTACCTAGTACCCAATCATACCTATACCAAAACCACGAAATCTGTGAGTGACCTCTGGGTTTATTTACTGCACAGCGTGCAAAGTAGTTTCTCTCAAAGGGTAGTTACTTGAAGCACCTACGTAAACGTACTAGGCTAAGATGGCAAAGCACAATCGGTGGTGAACCCAAAACGATGGTGAACCCACCATGGATTTTGGTTAGCGTTGTTATGAAATGGATGCCGCAGACAGCGTGTATGTTACTGGTATCGGCCTGAAACGATGGTGAACCCACCATGGATTTTGGTTGACCATGGGATGATGCCCTGACGCAGACAGCGAGAATACGACTGGTATCGGCCTGACGCGGTGACTGGATAGCGCAGACAGCGTGAACATTACTGGTATCGAACTGCACAAATTGCAGGCAAAAAAATGCCCCGACCGATTAAGGTCGAGGCATTTACTACACTACAAAAAAACTCCAAAGAACAAACAAGAAAAGCAAAGCTACAACAGCAGCCGAGGCTAACTCGCTAAGTATTCTTTTCATTTTTTCTTTGCTCCCTAAGTGCAGCCAATTGCTCTTCTCGCGTCCCTCTAAACAAAAGCAGCATTGCTTCGCGGTGCGCCGCTTCCCTATTCGCCTCGTGCATAGCAGTAACAAATTCGTTGTTGCTGTCTTTGCTATACTTTAACGATTGATCAGCATGGGCAAATGACATTTGCTCATACGCTCGTCTACGGTGCCACCTAAGTGACCGTTGAGTCTTACTCATACTATCTACTCCAAGTTATTAAGGTTAAAAGATGGGGCCATCCATGGCCCCTAGTGAACTACTTAGCTTTGGTGAACCGCAGCTTCGCTTCTACTTTGCTACGCTTAAACGTGGTGACTTCTTTGCTGCTTGCTACCACTTCATCGACAAGCTTCTGGGCACGCATGGCCCAGTCTACTTGCTTCTCAGTGGGCTTATCTAAGCCCCCCAATTCCGCCTGAGCGATAACAAAAGCAGCGAATGCCTTTTGTGTAGCGGTATAAACTACCTTATCACCTTGTAACTTAGCGCCCTTCTTATCGCCTTCGCCCTTCGGTGCTACCGGATTATCCAGCGCCGATTTCAGAGCGGTATAAGCGCCCTTAATGGTATAGCGCACAATATATGCCGCACCATGGTGCGCATTCCACTTAACTTCGAAGGCTACCTTCGCCTTCTTAAGTTTATCGCCAGTTAACTCAGTGTCAGCAAAATGCGCTGTCCTAGCGTCTTTTAAAGTAATGCAATTACCAATTTTTGATTGGTGCGACTTGTCCATGCCGTTGATAATCAAATTCGCTACCTGCCGGACTGTAGAGTCCTTCGCATTCCATGCTGGCAGTACTGGGCACTTAGCGTTATTTAACGCTTGCACTAATACCTCTCTTGCTACCTCCTGTGCAATGCTAGTCTTAGCGAACCTGCTAGTAGTCGCACCATACTTAGCGAAACCATCTTCTACTTCAGGGACGCTAAGTGCTACTTTGACAGCCTTAGTGGCCGATGCTGCTTTTACAATATTGTCAATAGACATACTGTTCTCCATATTCAGGGGCGTTACACTCGTTGGTGTTCGTTGTCCTGATGGTTCCCATAGTAGGGAATTGGTGGGACAATTGCCAGTGTCTCAAAACCGATAACCAAAAAAGATGGTGAACCGACCATGAATTTTGGTTCACCATGGAATTGACCCACCCCCTACCCTATGCCCCAAATTTCCGAAGGCTCGCCAGCGCGTGTATACATACTAATCCAGACAAATCTTTTGCATTTCCCCACGTTTTTCATAGTAAAATTCGAAACCCGCCTCTAAAAAAATTTTTTGCAAAAAAATAACAAACTCGGCATACTTCGTCTATCCCAGTATCACTGGCGCGAAGGCACTATGGCTTTACAGCTAACCCCGGAACTCGGCATCGAGATTCCTAAAAACGTGAACTACATGGACTTAGCTGTTCGTGCTGCAGCCGCGTGTAAAACGATTGCTGAACTTGAAGAACACGGCGTATCTCCCGGTGAACCTAGCGAGATTGATAACGATGTTGCCGCTACGCTGGCTATGGCTTACGCAAAGGACATGGAGCGTACTTCTAAAGAGGTAACTGATTCCCGCCTCGCCACACTAACAAGCGCCTCTCTTGTCCAAACCCACCACATACTCGAAGAATTCGGCGCTCTAGTTGCGAATAACGCAGCAGAGGTGCGCAACACCGTGGTCAACAAGCTAGTCCTAGAGACTGAAAACCCTGATGGGCGCATTCGCATCCGCGCACTGGAGCTACTAGGCAAAATGGGCCACGTAGGTTTATTTGTTGAGAAGAAGGAAGTGGTGGTCACACACCGCTCTAGCAAGGAACTTAGAGACAAGTTGCAGGAAAAACTGCTGACCTTAAAGAAATCTATCAGCCCTGAAGGCGAAGTCATCTTTGCAGATGATCAAGAAGAAGAACATGAAAGCCCAAGCTGACGTAACGCCAGAAAATATCCTACCCAAACCAAAGCCCGCTGACCTAGCGGGTGATTCCCTGTCTCCCGACGAAATTGACCTCCTACTTAAAAACATCAACAGCTACTCTAAAGCGGAAGCTACAGAGATACTGGAGAACTTAGAGGCTCTGGAAGAACGGAACACGATAGATGGGGCGTACAATGACTTGATTGCTTTCTGTTGCTACATGCAAGAGGACTACATTGTTGGGAAACACCACAGGATACTAGCCGATCTTTTTATGGAGTTGGAAGGTGGACTAACTGAGCACGAAGACGGTACGACAACAGGCAAGGATAGAGCGGCGGTGAACATGCCGCCTCGTCATGGCAAGAGTATCCTAACGTCTTTGTACTACCCAGCGTGGTATTTAGGGCGTAACCCCACTAAAAAAGTAATGATGGTGTCGCACACTACGGACTTGGCAGTAGATTTTGGTCGTAAAGTGCGTAACCTCATCTCCTCACCGAAATTCCAGAAGATATTCCCGAACGTAGGGCTGTCTAGCGACAGTAAGTCGGCAGGCCGGTGGAACACAAGCGCGGGCGGCGAGTACTACGCCTGTGGTATAGGCTCCTCGATTGCAGGCCGTGGTGCGGATTTGCTCATTATTGACGATCCCCACTCGGAGCAAGACGTAATTAACGGTAATTTCGGAGTATTTGAAAAAGCCTACGAGTGGTTTACCTACGGAGCGCGTACTCGACTCATGCCGAAGGGAAGGGTAGCGGTAGTCCAGACAAGATGGCATATGGATGACCTGACGGGACGGCTAGTCCGAGACATGGCGACCAACGACGAGGCTGATACATACCACGTTGTTGAATTTCCTGCTGTGTTTGAAATACCAGAAGACTATTACGTAACTGTAGAAGAACAGGCTGATGAGGATGGGTTCATGCAGCCTGTCGAGATTGAAGTATCCCCAGATAGCCCGATACCGATAAGTGCGCTGAAGAAATCAAGGGTAAAGGAGAAACCGCTCTGGCCTGAGTTCTTTACCTTAGCCGCACTCCACCGAACCAAAGCTTCAATGCCCCTGTTCCAGTGGAATTCCCAGTACCAGCAGCACCCCACTGCAGAAGAAGCTGCTATTATTAAGCGAGAGTACTGGCGGGAATGGCAGGAGGAGGAACCCCCTACGTGTGAGTACGTTATTGTTACTTTAGATGCTGCAGCGGAGAAAAATAACCGCGCTGACTATACGGGCATCACACGCTGGGGGGTGTTTATGAACGAGGAAGAGGAGGCGTATAACATCATCTTATTAGATGTTATACAGGAGCGCTTAGAATTCCCTGAGCTTAAAAAGCGGGCGAAAGAGATTTATGCTGACGAGCAGCCGGATGCGTTTATCGTAGAGAAAAAAAGTAATGGTACACCCCTATACCAAGAAATGCGTAGAATGGGAATTCCGGTCACCGACTACACTCCCCACAGAGGCTCAGGGGACAAAATAGCGAGATTGAACTCTGTAGCAGATATAGTATTATCCGGTATTTGCTGGGTTCCCCGAACGCGGTGGGCTGAGGTGCTAGTGGATGAAGTGGCTGCGTTTCCGTTCGGGAGCAACGATGACCTTGTTGACTGTACCATCATGGCCCTTATGCGGTTTAGGCAGGGAGGCTTTATTCGCTTACCTTCGGACGAAGCAGAAGAGCAACGATACTTTAAGCGTAGAACTGGCGGCTACTACTAATGGATATAAAGCTTAGTGAACGGCAGGCAGCGGTCGCTAAGCGTCAAAGTATATGTGCGGAGTGCCCTGAACTAATAAAGAAAATACAAATATGCAAACAATGCGGTTGCTTTATGCCTGCTAAAGTCTGGCTAATAGATGCGTGGTGCCCACTACAAAAATGGGGCAAAGAAGAATTATAGTTGGCGGATACTACTAATGGCAGAGAAAACCAGATACCAAACATGGCTTGACAGCCTAACGCCCAAGGAAGAAGCAGAGCGTAAAGCATTGATGGAGTTGAGTGACCAAGAGTATATGGCGGAGCTACAAAACGACCTACCTCCAGAGCTTAGGTTTGGCGGGGAGTTTGGTGGGATAAGTGCGTTGGGTTACGGCGACGGTGGAGACGACCGTGCTCAGATACGCAGCTACACTACGTCTAACGGGGGGCTGCCCTCAATATTAGGTTTATATTTACCGTCTGAGCGACGATTAGGTCAACTCACTAACAAACAAGCTAGAACAAATGCAATAACTGAATCTGATATTGTTGATTACATAATTGGGCCACCAGACTACGAAGTGGAAAACACTACGGAAGGGCGAAGCAAAGGTATTTCGGTGTTTTCTCCCACTGGTAAATTAGGCGCAGGCGGCAAGTACGGCTCTAAGGAGGGATACATGCCTGAATACGAACCCCTAACTAGACGGTACGAAGAACCGTTGCGGTATACATACGCGCAAACCGTACAGCACGAATTACAGCACAGAGGGTTTGACCACCCCGCCTTTTTAGACTTTTTAGAAGAGACGGAGGAAACGGAAAACGGTCGACCACTTAAAGCACGCGAGGAGCATAGGTTTATTGATGCTTCCCCAGATTTCGAGCGGAAACATAATGATCAGGAACTCTACCGTAAAATGCTATCTAGGTTTGAAGAGTGGTTAACGCCAGAAAAACAAGAGAAGTATGGTATTCGCGTGCCCGTTAAAGCATCAGTACCAACAAAAACGTCGGTACTAGATGACCTAATTAACTTTATAAGAGGTCAGTAAGATGGCTATTGAGAAAGGTTTATACGACTTGCCAGAAGGCATCGAGGACATGGAAGAAGGCGAAGCCATGATAGCTATAGATGTCATGTCTGACGAGGGTGTTGAAGTAGTGCTGGAAGACGGCAGTGTTGAGATTACTTTCGGGGAAGAATCGGGAGACTTAGACGACGCGCCGTTCGATGCCAACCTTGCTGAGTACCTCGATGACCAAGCACTTACTAAGCTGGCTAACGATCTCATTAGCGCAGTTGATTCTGATGTTAACTCACGTAAAGACTGGGCAGATACTTTTGTTAAAGGACTAGAAACCATTGGCATGAAAATGGAGCAACGCTCTAGTCCGTGGGAAGACGCGTGTGGTGTTTACAGTACAGTTTTGGCCGAAGCGGCCATCCGCTTCCAAGCTGAAGCCATGAGCGAGACGTTCCCTGCTTCGGGGCCAGTACAAACTAAGATTCTGGGTGAGATTACTCAAGACAAAGAAGACGCTGCCTTACGTGTTAAGACAGATATGAATTACGAGCTGACTGAGGTAATGACGGAGTACCGTCCTGAGCATGAAAGGATGCTGTACAGCCTAGGTTTAGCCGGTTCAGCCTTCAAAAAAGTGTACTACGACCCTAATCTAGGCCGTCAAGTAGCTATATACATCCCTGCTGAGGACGTAATTGTCCCCTACGGAGCCTCTAACATAGAGCAAGCCGAGCGGGTTACGCACGTTATGCGTAAAACTAAGAACGAATTGGTCAAATTACAGGCCGTAGGGTTCTATCTGGACACTGATCTGGGCGATCCTGAGCCTTATCACAGCGATATTGAGGAGAAAAAGGCCGAAGAAGGTGGATTTTCTCTTAGTGATGATGAGCGCTACTGCTTGTACGAGATACATGCTGACCTAGTTATCGACGGATTGGGCGAAGAAGCCGAAGAAGGGCTAGAAATCGCGCAACCTTACGTGGTTACGATAGAACGCGGCACTAATACAGTGTTAAGTATTCGCCGTAACTGGAACCCTGACGATGGATTGACGCTTAAACGTCAACATTTTGTCCATTACGTGTACGTACCGGGGTTTGGGTTCTATGGTCTTGGTTTAATTCACATTATTGGGGGCTACGCTAAGGCAGGAACGTCTCTAATTCGCCAATTAGTTGACGCAGGTACGCTTTCTAACCTACCGGGAGGCTTAAAGTCTCGTGGATTGCGGGTTAAGGGTGACGATACGCCTATCGGGCCGGGTGAATTCCGTGATGTGGACGTACCTAGTGGGTCAATACGGGACAATATCCTACCATTACCCTATAAAGAGCCTAGCCAGACGTTATTGGCACTATTAAACAAGATTACTGAGGAAGGTCGCCGTTTAGGTGCCATATCCGACATGAATATCTCTGACATGAGCGCAAATGCGCCTGTTGGAACCACTCTTGCGCTATTAGAGCGTACTCTCAAGCCTATGGCTGCGGTGCAATCCCGTGTCCATTACGCAATGAAACAGGAATTTAAACTCCTACGGAAGATCATTGCTGAGTATGCACCGATAGACTATATGTATGTGCCTGACCGTGGCGAGCCTAGAGCTAGACAAGCTGACTATGCCACGGTGGAAGTGATTCCCGTCAGTGATCCTAATAGCAGTACGATGGCACAGCGCGTTGTGCAGTATCAGACTGTTATGCAGATGGCGCAGGCCGCTCCTCAAATCTACGACTTACCTCAGCTTCATCGCCAGATGATCGAAGTCTTAGGGGTTAAGAACGCAGACAAGCTAGTACCAACAGATGATGATATGCACCCGCTTGACCCAGTAAGCGAGAATATGGACGCCCTAGTAGGCAACCCGATCAAAGCGTTTATGTACCAAGATCACCAAGCGCATATCGCTACACACCAAGCGTTTATGCAAGACCCAATGATTGCTCAAACTATTGGGCAAAACCCTCTAGCAAATCAAATTATGGGAGAGCTGCAATCGCACATAGCTGAGCACACTGCGTTTATGTACCGCCGTCAAATCGAAGAAACACTAGGTGCGCCTCTGCCTCCTCCGAACGAAGAAATGCCGCGAGAACTTGAAACACAGATTGCACAGCTTCAGTCGAAGGCAGCTATTCAGCTTACGCAGCAGCATCAACAACAACAGGCGCAGCAGGAAGCACAGCAAAAGGCACAAGACCCGATCATTCAAATGCAACAAGCGGAACTGCAAATCAAACAGGCTGAACAGCAGCGGAAAGCCCAGAAAGATCAAGCAGATACGCAGCTTGATGTTGCAAGACTACAGCTTGATGCAGAAAAAGCCCAAACTACCGCGTCCCTTGAAGCAAACCGCATAGCCTCGCAGAACGACCAAGCGCAGGCGAAGAATGACTTAGGTGAAGCCAAGGCAATGATGGACGCTGCAAAAATACGGATAGAGAACGACCGTACTGAAGCCGAAGCACAACGGGACAGAGATGAAGCTGCCCGCAATAACCGAGAGGATAGATAATATGGAAGGTGTTGATCATTTCAAAAAAAACGGAACCTTGTTTAAAGGCAATACACACAAGATGCCTGATGGCTCTTTGCACAGTGGGAAAACTCATACTAAAAGTAGTGTGAAGTTATTTCACTTAAAAGACTTGTCTGCTACGGCAAGAAAGAAAGCTAAGTAAGAGGTAGTAAGTAATGACTACAACCGTCTTTGACGTGCTGAATTTAAAACTTACAGAGCTTAAAGGCTCTAGCGAAGAATTCTTGAACTCAGGTGGGGCTAAAGACTTTGCCGAGTATAAGGAGGTGTGCGGTGTGATTCGAGGTCTAAACGCTGCATTAAGAGAAGTAGGCGACCTTTCGCGTAACTATATGGAAGATGACGATGACTGAAACAGTAACAGTAAGTGGAGTAACGGCGGAAGCGTCAGTATCTCCGGCTATGACTGCACTAGAAGAAAGACGTAACGAACGGATAGCTAAAGAGGAAGTTCAGGATGAAATAGCGGAAGCTCAGATTCCACGCCCTGTAGGCTATCGAGTGCTAGTTGCATTGCCCAACGTAGAGGAAACTTTTGAGGGCAGCGGCCTTCTTAAAGCGCAAACTACACGTCGTGAGGAACAAGTGCTCTCTAATGTAGGAACCGTACTTGATATGGGCGACCAAGCCTATGCAGACAAAGAACGGTTTCCTACTGGTCCTTGGTGTGAAGTGGGTGACTACGTAATGTTTAGAGCAAACACTGGCACTAGAATTAAATTGGGTAGGCAAGAATATCGCCTAATGAATGACGATTCCATTGAAGCTGTCGTCGCTGATCCGCGTGCTATCACGCGTGCGTAAGGAGTAAGGTATGGCTATGCAACAAGTAGAGTATGAGTTCCCTGACTCAGATTCAAAATCTACGGCGGTAACGGTAGATGTAGAAGAAAAAGAGGATAATAGTCTTGAGGTAGAAGAAGCTGTAGGTCGAGAAGACATGAAAGTTCCAGCTAAGGAACTCAAGTCGGAAGAGATAGAGATAGAGATAGAAGACGATACCCCTGTAGCAGATCGAGGACGCAAGCCTTCTAAGCCTCCAGAAGAAGTGACCGATGAAGAGCTAGAAAACTACTCTGATAAAGTTAAGGGGCGTATTAAGCACCTTAGTAAAGGTTATCACGACGAGCGTAGAGTAAAAGAAGCTGCGCTAAGAGAACGTAACGAACTGGAAAGCTACGCTAAGCAGTTGGTTGCAGAGAATAACAAGCTCAAAGGTACTGTTGATAAGAATCAGGAGACGTTACTCAACCAAGCTAAACATACTGTAGCTGCGGAAATGGTGAACGCTAAGCGCCAGTATAAAGAAGCGTATGAGGAAGGTGACCCAGATGCGTTAATAGACGCGCAAGAAGCCCTTACAACCGCTAAAATACGCGCAGATAAGGTAGCAAACTTTAAGCCTGCGCCTTTACAGCAGGAAGAGACTCCTGTACAAGTACCTCAACAACCTATTGAAACTCAAGAAGTTCGTGACGAACAAGCAGTATCTTGGGCGGAAGAAAATTCTTGGTTTGGAGCAGACGACGAAATGACGGCGTTTGCGCTAGGTTTAGACTCCAAACTTAAAAAAGAGGGAGTAGACCCTCAATCAAATACTTACTACGAGAAGATTAATGCTCGTATGCGACAAGTATTCCCGGATCAGTTTGATGAGGAACCGGAAAGCACTAAAAGAAAATCTAGCAATGTGGTTGCACCCGCTACGCGGAGCACGTCACCGAAGAAGGTGACACTTAACCAATCACAAGTTGCTATTGCAAAAAGACTTGGTATTTCACTGGAAGACTACGCCAAACAGGCTGCTGAATTAATGAGGAACAAATAATGGCTGATAACAAACTGAGCAGAGAACTAAATACTCGTGAAAAAGATGTACGTAAGAAAGCGTGGGTGCGGCCAGAAACTTTGCCTAACCCTACGCCAGAAGACGGATATGTTTACCACTGGGTTCGTATTAGTACTATGGGTCAGGCCGATACAGGCAATGTTTCCTCAAAATTAAGAGAAGGTTGGGAGCCAGTACGTGCAGATGCTCACCCTGAGATACTTCCTGATGAAGTGACCGATGGTCGTTTCAAGGATAATATCATTCAAGGTGGACTGATGTTGTGCAAAGCTCCTACTGAAATGGTGGACGAACGTAATGCCTATTATAACAATCAGGCAGCTTCGCAAATCCACTCTGTTGACAACAGCCTTATGCGCGAAAACGACCCTCGTATGCCCCTATTTAACGATAGGAAGACGAAGGTGACATTCGGCAAAGGCAATTAACTTTTAGGAGTTTAAAATGGCTTATCCAACAGTCAACGCTCCCTACGGCTTTGAGCCAATCAACCGTATAGATGGTATGCCTTATGCAGGTGCCACTCGCCTTATTCCTATTGCGAGCACCTACAATGTAGCTATCTATGCAGGCGATTTAGTTTCAGTCGTGGCGGCGGGTACAATCGAGAAGTTTACAGGCACCACTACTGGTTCCCCTGTAGGCGTTTTTATGGGCGTTCAGTACGTCAATTCACTGGACCAGTTCACACCGGCTCAGTACTACCCCGGCACTAGCGTTTCACAAGCTTTTGCTATTGTAGTAGACGATCCAATGGCAGCCCTTAAAGTTGCTGTTACTACAAATGGAAGTGTTATGTCTTCTGCGGCACAAGCTGCGGTTGGCTCTAACATGTCTATTATACAGGGCGCTGGAGATGCTATTACAGGCAACTCTGGTATATCAGTACTAGCGGGTTCGGAGGCTAACACAGCCGGTTTACCTATCCGTGTTATAGCTACTGTTGCTGAAACTTCCACTGCTGCTGATACTTTTGTTGAGCTGATCGTTAAGATCAACTTGCATCAGTACACCAACACAACCGGCGTATAGGAGACTAGCAAATGGCTATTTCAAGAGCGCAACTCCTCAAGGAGCTATTACCGGGTCTAAACGCCCTATTTGGTCTCGAATACGCGAAGTATGGTGACGAAGCTGCTGAGATTTTCGAATCTGAGTCTTCTGATCGTTCGTTCGAGGAAGAAGTTAAGTTGTCAGGCTTTAGCGCCGCACCTGTTAAAGGTGAAGGTTCTGCTATCGAGTATGACAATGCACAAGAAGCGTGGACGGCTCGTTATACAAACGAGACTATCGCAATGGGTTTCTCTATTACTGAGGAAGCTATTGAAGATAACCTTTACGGCTCACTTTCTGCACGCTATACGAAGGCTCTTGCCCGCGCTATGGCTTACACTAAGCAAGTTAAAGGTGCCACAATCTTAAACAACGCCTTTGCAGCAGGTACTACGTATGGTGACGGACAGACTCTCTGTTCAACTGCTCACCCTCTCGTATCTGGCGGCGTAAACTCTAACCGTCCTACAATCGGCACAGATTTGAATGAGACTTCTTTAGAAGCCGCTATTATTCAGATCGCTGGTTGGACTGACGAGCGTGGTTTGTTAATCGCTTCTCAGCCTACTACTCTTGTTATCCCACCTGCGCTGCAATTCGTTGCTACTCGCTTGTTGGATACTGAGCTTCGTGTGGCTACAGCGGATAACGACATTAACGCTATCAAGTCTAACAGTGCAATTCCGGGCGGTTATACAGTTAATCATTATTTGACCGACGCTAACGCATGGTTCTTGATGACTGACGTACCTAACGGCCTGAAGCACTTTGTTCGTACTCCTATGCAAACTAGCATGGATGCAGACTTTGACACAGGCAACAGCCGCTATAAGGCTCGTGAAAGATACAGCTTCGGCGTATCTGATCCACTGGGCATCTTCGGCTCACCCGGCGCTTAATAAGCAAAAGGTATTTAGATTGGGGGCTTCGGCCCCCTTTCTTTTGTCTTGAATTTAGTGCAACATTGAGGTGTATTTCCCCCTAGAGACTTAGCCCGCCCTAACCGACGGGCTTTTTTTATTTGTACGGTTTCTAAAAAAGTGGTATATACTGAGCACTTACCGGGAATCATCCGGTGCTTCTGACAGTCCCGGCTGACGACATGCAGACAGAGCACCCCATCACTCGCATGTGAGGAATATCAAAATGGCTAGAACCACATTTTCCGGTCCCGTCCGCTCGTTAGCTGGATTTATCAGCGCGGGTGTTAAAAACCAAGTTACCCTAGTTGCCGGTCAAACTTTGACTGTTGAACCTGTTACTAACAATGTTACAGGCGTAACTGTTGTTGGTAATTCAGGCAAACTAAACATAACAGGCTTTGACCTTGCGGGCGGAGCAAGCACTTTAACTCTTCCACTTGTTAAAGACGCAACTCCAACCGACGCTACAGACCCCAATCAAGACAATAACTTTGGCGCGGTGATTAAAATATTTTTAGGCAACACTCTAGCCAATGACCTTGTTATTAGCTGCCAAGGTGACGATAAACTTACTGGCACAGCTCTAATTATGGGCGCGGCAGGTGCGGTTACAGGCTTCACTACCAATGCTAATTTCACTGATGTAAAGGTCACATTAAACGGAACTACAAAGGGTGGAATAGTTGACACGGTTGTCACGTTCACTTCAGTGGCCCAAGACAGATGGTTTGTCGAAATGGTAGGCGTAGGCTCTGGTACAACTGTAACCCCTTTTAGCTAAAGTTTAATTTAATCAAAGACTTAGGAGACTATTATGTCTGATAAAATATTTGGAATCCCCGTAGGTGGAGCAGAAGCTCCTGTAAAAGTAGCTAAAGCTCCTGAAAAGAAAGCAGCTAAAGCAACTAAAGCGACTTAGCCAGTAAACTACTTACTTTAAGGAGTAATTTATGGCTGATACAGCGGTAACACAGACCATCCAAGATGGTGGTCGCACGGCTATTATAAAGACAACTGTGGTTATTGGGGCCGGATCGCCTCCGCCGCCACAGGAAGTTACCTTGGTAGACGTTTCTGCATTAGCGGTTGATCCCATTACTAAGCGAGCTTGCACAGAAGTTACTCTTCAAAAAGTGACTTTTGCCAGTGTAGGTGTGGATGTAGAACTACAGTGGAATGCAACTACTAACGTACTTATCTTCGATTTCCCTAGGAACTGGACTGAGCAGTACGACTTCTCTGATTTTGGTATACCCAATAACTCTGGGAGTGGTAAGAACGGGGACATCGTGGCGCTTTCACAGGCTAATGCGGCAACCCCTCTAGCACCGGGTGACACGTACACGTTCATCCTTACGGTCACTAAAACTTATGGCTAAGCAGTTAAACAAAAAGGCTATGGCTTGTAATAAGCCGAAACGAACCTCTAGCCACCCTAAGAAGTCTCACGTAGTTAAGGCGTGTGCAGGTGGTAAAGAGAAAATTATTCGTTTTGGCGAACAAGGCGCTAGCACTGCTGGTAAGCCCAAGGCAGGTGAATCTGCCAAGATGAAGGCCAAACGTAAGTCGTTTAAGTCTCGTCACGGCAAGAACATCGCCAAAGGCAAAATGAGCGCAGCCTACTGGGCTGACAAGGTTAAGTGGTAATGCCGAGCAAAAGCAAAGCACAACACAAGTTAATGGCGGCAGTGGCAAACAACCCTAAGTTCGCCAAGAAAGCGGGCATCCCGCAAAACGTAGGAGCAGACTATATGAAGGCTGATAAAAAAGTTAAGAAGTACAACATGGGCGGAGTTATGGCCCATGATAAAAAAGAATTACGCAATCTTTCCGACGAGGACTACCGCATCAGAAATAGAAGCGGCAGTAACACAGACGCTGAAAGAAGGCGTATAGACGGTGAGCGTAGTTACTTGCGTAACCAAGAATCAAGCTACAACATGGGCGGCAAGGTTAAAAAAGGTGGAAACCGTGGCGATGGTCCTATATTAACAAAAGGATTTACACGCGGCGGTATGGTTTAAATAATGTTGAAGTGTCGGGGTATGGGCAAGATGAAGCCTATTGCGTTTAAGAAGGGCGGTACGGTTAAAGATGCCTGTTACCGCAAAGTGAAGGCATCTTATAAAGTCTTCCCTTCTGCCTATGCCTCCGGCGCTATAGCTAAATGCCGAAAGAAGAAAGCCAGTGGCCGTTCGTAAAACTGCCAAAGGCGCAGCTTTAAAGCGTTGGTTCAAAGAAGACTGGAAAGACGTTAAAACAGGTAAGAAATGCGGGCGTAAAAAAGGTGAAAAGCGGGGAACTCCGTACTGTAGGCCCACTAAAAAGGTCTCTAGTAAAACGCCTAAGACTTCTGGTGAGATGACGGCGGCAGAGAAGAAGTCTCGCATAGCGCAAAAGAAACGCTTAGGGCAACCGGCGGGCAAACCCAAGCGAGTAGCATCGCTTAAAAGGAAAAAATAATGGCGACTACGGGCGTTGCAGATTTTAACATGGAGTTTACGGAAATCGCGGAAGAGGCATGGGAACGTGCTGGCCGTGAAATGCGCTCCGGTTATGACCTGCGAACTGCTCGGCGTTCTATGAATCTGCTGACTATTGAGTGGCAGAATCGTGGTATTAACATGTGGACGATTGAGGAGGGGTTTATTAACCTCGTCCAAGGACAATCTGCATATCCGCTTCCCGCCGCTACCATAGACTTGTTAGAGCAAGTAATACGGACTAACCAAGGCAACGCTAACACGCAATCAGACTTAACCATCTCGCGTATTAGTATGCCTACTTATGCCAGTATTCCGAACAAGTTGACTCAAGGCCGTCCTATACAGATCAATGTAGAGCGTTTAAGAGATGCTCCAGTTGTCAATATATGGCCTGTGCCGAATCAGGGCACCGCTGTAGCTCCTTTCTATGTACTGCGGTACTGGCGTATGCGTCGGATTGAAAACGCAGGCGCGGGCGCTGAGACCCCTGACGTTACTTTCCGCTTCTTACCGTGCTTAGTTGCAGGGTTGGCGTACTATATAGCCTCGAAAGACCCTGACCTTGTGACTAGAATTCCTATGTTACAGGCTGAATATGAGCGTCAGTTTGAGCTAGCGGCAGGTGAAGACAGAGAGAAAGCGACAATACGTCTTGTACCAAGACTGAGCAACTACTAGGGTTAACCCATGAGCAACAGGTTCGCCTCAAATAAAAGAGCACTCGCCATGTGCGATGTGTGCGGCTTTGAGTACAGGCTAAAGCAGCTAAAGAATTTAGTAGTTAAGAATACAGAGACTCAGATAAAAGCTTGTCCTGAGTGTTGGGGGCCATCTCAACCACAGCTCATGCTAGGTACGTTCCCAGTGGACGACCCGCAAGCTATAAGGAACCCGCGACCCGATCAGAGTATAGTACCAGCGGGGGATTTTAGTAGTATTAACATTCAGTGGGGGTGGAACCCAGTAGGGTTAGACGACCCCTTTGGACTTACACCAGACACTTTGGAAGCCGTCGGTGCCGTAGGCCAAGTCACGGTATTATTGACTAGCGGAACATCGCCGGGGAGTGTAAATGTTAATGTTTCAAGTTTAACAGCTACAGCTTCAGCAGGATCAGTAACAGTAACAGTACCTGCTTTTACTACCTTTGCTATAACGGTAGCTAATCCGGGTGCAGGGAACAGATATTACGTAGATAGTGTGCTGCAAGCTACGTTAACTTTGAGCGAAGGCAGCACATACAGATTAGACCAAAGTAACGGTAGCAATAGCAGCCATCCGTTGAGGTTTTCTACAACGTCGGACGGAACACACGGCGGAGGTAGTGAGTACACTACTGGAGTAACTACTATCGGAACACCGGGCAATGCTGGAGCATACACGCAGATAACTGTGGCAAGCGGAGCACCTACTTTATATTATTACTGCACAAACCACTCAGGGATGGGCGGTCAAGCCAATACACCGTAAGGGGTAAAGTATGAAAAACAAAGCTAGATCAAAAGTAAAGACACCTAAGATAATTGATTTTCCTGATACGCCTACGGTGTATACAGTTGATCTTAACGGTCTTGATGCGCCACCGGCTAATTTAAAGACTAGTGGTATTAAAGTACGCGGCACAGGTGCTGCTACTAAAGGGCTTCTTGCTCGTGGACCAATGGCCTAGAGGGTTAGCTGGTGAATTACACCGAGCTTAAAGCGAATATTCAAGACATCTGTGAGCAGACGTTTACGGACGCGCAGCTTGCTATGTTTACTGAACAGGCAGAACAGGGCATATATAACTCTGTGCAGATACCTGCACTGCGTCGAAACCAAACAGGGTTTTTGTCGGTTGCTGATCCGTATTTAATATTTCCAGTAGATTTTCTGTATCCGTTCTCTTTGGCAGTTATAGACGCTGCGGGAAACTACACGTACTTACTGAACAAAGACGTTAACTTCATGCGTGAGGCGTATCCAAACCCCACCAGTGTTGCTAAACCCAAACATTATGGGTTATTTGACGATACAGCGTTTATTGTAGGGCCAACGCCAGATATTGCTTATTCTGTTGAATTACACTACGGCTATTACCCACAGACTATTGTAACTGCGGGTACTACGTGGCTTGGAACTGAGTTTGATACGGCACTACTTAACGGTGCGCTGGTTCAAGCAATACGCTTTATGAAAGGCGACGCTGAGATGGTTGCGTTATACCAACAGATGTATATAGATGCTATGTCGTTATTAAAGAACTTAGGCGACGGGAAGATGCGGGAAGATATGTATCGCTCTGGTCAACTTAGAATAGAACCGCGTTAATTTAAAGAGGAAACACAAATGGCTATTTCACAAGCTATGGCTACATCATTTAAAGTTGCAATTCTCGGTGGGGACTTTGATTTTAGTTCAGGTACTTCGCAGTCATTTAAAATTGCCTTGTACACTAACTCCGCTACATTAGGGGCAACCACTACTGCGTATAGTACTTCTAATGAAGTTACGGGCACAAACTACACGGCGGGCGGCGAGGCGCTAACGATAACGCAAGTACCTACATCTACAGGTACTACGGCGTTTTTAGACTTTGGCAATGCTACTTGGAGTACGTCTACTATTACGGCTCGTGGCGCTTTGATGTATAAAGTGGGCAGTGGTAACCCCGCTATTGCTGTCTTGGACTTTGGTTCGGATAAGACTTCTACTGCGGGTGACTTCACTATTGTGTTCCCTGCGTCAGATTCGAGCAATGCGATTATTCGGATTGCCTAGTAAGTGGCTGGCGGTTGGGGTCGTAACACTTGGAGTTCAGGCTCTTGGGGTGAAGGTGTTGATGCAACCGTCCGGTTGGGTGGTTGGGGGCGTGCTGCGTGGGGCGCAGGGCCTTGGAGCGAATCTCTAGGTCTTGAAGCGGTAGGTTCGGTCGGCTCTGTTACTGTAGTTGCGGGCGCTATTGTTAACGTCACAGGAGTTACGGGCACTACCTTACTTGGTAGTGTAGCTGTAATTGGCGATGCTAGTAATATCGGCGTACTGGGCAACGCTGCCACTGGCACTTTAGGCACTGTAACAACCACAGCAGACGCTAATGTAAGCGTAACAGGAGTTGTAGGAACCACTGCCCTAGGCAATGCCAACGTCCAACAAGGCGCAGGCGCTAACCCAGTAGGAGTTGTAGGAACCACTGCGCTAGGCGCGGTTACGGTAACAGGCAAAGCAAGTACCTCTGTAACGGGAGTAGTAGCTACAGCAGCTTTAGGTAATGTAACGGTATTACTAGAGCAAAATGTTAACATTACGGGCGTTCAAGGCACTACGGCCCTTGGAACTGTAACTCAAATAGCAAGCGCCACCGTGAATGTGACTGGAGTGCAAGCCACAGGCGAGCTAGGGATTGTGTGGGTTTGGAGTGAAATAACACCAACCGGCAACCCCAGATGGACGGAGATAATAGCAGCATGAGAAAAACTAACGAATCTATAACAGTAAATGGCGTAGAGCATCCCAAGTATGACACCGCAGTTATGTGCGGCCACTGTGGTTACGATCTTGACGAAAGTGAGCTTAGCGCTGATACTTGTTCAGATTGCGGGGAAGCCCTAACTGTGCAACAAAATACAACAATTTATGCGACAAGCATCCCTGCTGCCGACGGCAGTACACTAGTATAAGTACTGGAGAAACCAAATGGCTACTTTTGTAAACAATTTAAGACTCAAAGAAATTACCACAGGGGATGAAGACGGTACTTGGGGGACCAGTACTAATACTAACCTTGAACTTATTACTGACGGTTTTAGCTACGGCACGAAACAGATGTCTAGTGATGCTAACCAAACCTTCACCATGCCTGATGCTACGGCAGATGCCACTCGTGGTTTCTATTTAAGGATTACCTCGGCAGCTTCTCTTACGGCAACACGCGAGGTAACGCTTGGGCCTAACACCGTTTCTAAAGTGTGGATGATTGAAAACGCCACTACTGGTGGTCAGTCTATTACCATCAAGCAAGGGTCTGGGGCAGGTATTACTATTCCCACCACG